GTGAAAACCCGCCCAACCCCCTCCCGGACGAAGAAGACGGCTGCTAAAACACCAGTACGCCCCCTCCATCAACGGGGAAGCACCAAGAAGGTGTCCGTCAAGAACGGACTCGAGCGAGTAGCCAAGCGAGACCGTCCCAAAATGGACTCTTTAGGTCCCTGGCACATAATGTAGATGGCAGACGGGCAATGGAGCCCGTGTAGTCGGCCCCAGCAGTTGTTCCTTGCCGCACCTGAGTTCGAGGTTTTTTACGGCGGTGCCAAGGGCGGCGGTAAAAGCGAAGTAGCGGTAGTTCTCCCCCTCCAGCAGATCACGCATCCGGAGTTCCGGTGCCTGTTGCTACGCGAACGGTGGGATGAGCTCAAGTACCTACAGCAACGCTGTAAGAACCTCTACCCCGCTTTGGGGGCCACCTACCACGGCGGCAACAACCAGTGGACGTTCCCCTCGGGCGCGTTCGTCGAAATCGGGTACTATGCCGGCGAGCAGGACATCAACCGGTATCAGGGTAGGGGCTGGTCGGCAATCATCTACGACGAGCTCGGGAACCTCTCGGAAGAGCGGGCCTGGGAGCTCCTGATCGCCGAAATCAGAACGCCGCACAAGGATCTGGTCCTGATGGCTAGGGGGACCGGTAACCCGGGCGGTAAGGGCCACGGCTGGCTCAAGCGTCGGTTCATCGTCCCCACGAACAACGGGGAGACCGTCTACGAGACGCCCTCGGGCACCCTAAGACGGTTCATACCGGCCCGGCTCTCGGACAATATCTACCTCATGCGGGACAGGCGATATGTCTCGCAGTTGGAGACGTTGCCCGAGGTGAGAAGGGAGATGCTTCTCCACGGCAACTGGGACGCGGCCGATGGGCTGGCTCTCACGGAGCTCTCGAGAGACAAGCACTTCTGCCCTCCGTTTCCGCACGATGAGACCGGAAAGTACGCGATTCCCGATCATTGGCTCAAATTCGGCGGTTTCGACTGGGGTTTCATCCATCCGTGGTGTTTTACGTGGTTAGCGGTGTCTCCGACCGGTGTTACGTATGTCGTGAACACAATCCACGGGCACAAGCAAAACCCCAAGGAAATCGCTGACAGAATACGCGAAAGCGTACCAATTCACACACTTAGCTACATACACGCGGGCCGCGACACGTTCGACGAGCTAAGGGCCCGTGGAGAGAGCACGCCGAGCATAGCCGAGCACTTCATGACGGCCGGTATACGCTGCGACCGGGCGAATATCTCACGGAAGTTCGGGCTTAACAACATGCGGGAGTACTTGAAGTGGCGGGGTCTTGAGAACAAGGACCCAATGACGCCCGAGTTCCCGCGATTACGGATTTGCAAGACTCCAGGCAACGCCAAGCTCTTCGATTGCCTTGAGACCATGGTCATAGATCCAGATGACGTTGAGGACGCCCTCAAATTAGACGCCGTTGATTCGGAAGGTGGCGACGATCCTTACGACGCACTTCGCTATGCCCTGGCCTCTCGGCCTATAACACCAGCAGACAAGAAGCACAGGATGCCCGAGAACCGCGACCGAGACGAGGTGGAGTTGGATGACCTCCTCGCCGACGCGATGGAAAGCGGTTCGAGACCCAAGACAGCCCCTTACGTCGGCCGGCTACGCGGCTGGCAAGACCAGATTCCGGAATAACGAATGGCCCTTCCCTACGATCCGAATAATAGAGAACAGCAGTTCAACCAGGCCGCTCTAGGGGGCCAGGACTTCTTGAGAATCTGCTCCGCTGCCTCTCCCGGCCACCCGTACCTGCAAGCGGCCTATGTCTCACCGGTACCAGCGGGTCAGGAGAACCTGATCGGCCAGCCACTGCTCGGGGCATCGCTCACGGCGAACGGCACCTACCTCTGCTCGTTCCCGCTTAACGGGATGTCGAGCGTCGAGACGCATATCAAGGCGACATTCGGTGGTGGTACGACCGTAACGACAAGCGGCTACACGACTTACGCCGACTCTCAGACCTCTAAGCAGGCGTTTACCGGTATGGGTGCCCTGACGACAGTCACCCAGCAGGACGCTACCCCAGCACTCGCTTCACCGAAGGGCGAAGGTGTTGGGGTTGTTTCGATTGTGGTGGGTTCGATCAGCGGCTCTGTCACGTTCTCGGTCGCAGAATACAATGGCCAAAGGGGTTAAGTAGTTGTCGGCCCACAATTTAAGCTTGAGGCAGGCACTACCTGCGGTTTTCTGGGTACCGGGCGGTAACTACAGCACCCTCTCCGATGTCAACACCCTCATTTCCAACTTGGGTGGGAACGGTGGAGTAGCGGCCTTCTACGACCGAAGGGTAAACGTCACTGGTAACCCAAACGTTACCGCGTGGGCTGATTGCCGGACGGTTGGTGCTGGTCCGACGCTTGTTCCTGGGTCCGCCGGCTCGACCAGTCCCACGGTATCGGGCGCTGGCAGCGTCATCACTTGGGCGACAACGAGCCATCCGCTCTGGTTCTCCACATTCTCGACAGTCACGGGCGTTAATGCGGCCGGTCCCTGCACGATTATCGGCGTTCTTTCGGATTCGGGTGTCGCTCTGTCGTCTACACTCATGTCCTTGGACGGCCCAAGCCCAAGCTGTGATCTCTTTAACACGGCTGGTGGGGTCTACGGCGTCCGGTTCGCCAATAGCGGCGTAATCACCTCGAGCGGTGTCGCCAGTGCCGCGACCGTCCGGTGTGTGGCGGTCTCGGTCAACGGTGCGGGTACCGGTGCCTTTGTCCAGGCATACAACCAGTCCCAGGTAGCAACCGGCGCGGGCGTGAGCACTGCGGGCCTAACCAGTTTCGCGATCGCCGCTCAGACCGGCACAAGCTCACCCTCCTCGGCGATCGTTGTCTCGGCTGCGATAGTACTCAACTTCCTCGCGACAACCGCCCAAGTCCAGACGATCGGCGCGTGGGCTGTAACCAATCACTCGGCGGTAGCTGCGTAATGGTACTTTAATGGCTGACCTTAGTTCACCTGCATGGCCAGCAACGGTCAACGAGACCTATAACTGGCAGATCCAGATCAACCCTACAAACCCGCCTAACCTCACCGGTTACACGGGCGATATGCAGGTCCGGTCAACCGCTGGGTCAACGATCATACTCGAGGCCACGACCTCGAACACGAATCCGGCTAGCCAGGGTGTGATGACCCTGGGGGGCACCCTTGGTACCGTAAATGTTACCATCCCCGCGGTCCTCATCACGACTCCCGGCAACTACCTCTATGAGCTCAAGTTGGTTGATCCGAGCGGGGTCATAAGCAAGCCGTTGGGTGGGCAGTTCGTGATCCAGTCCTCGGTAACGCCGTAGGATGAGACTCTAGGGTGGCCCTTCTTATAGGGTCGTCTGTCCAGCAGGGCACGCTACCGTCCGCCTACACGATAGGCGGCCAGACCACCCTCACGGTAGCGCTGGGCAAGAAGCCGACAACGACGCTCATCTGTAACGTCGTCGCACTGACGCTTCCGCTCCCCTCCCAGCCGACAACGCTCACGCTTAGTCCGGCGAGCGTCAATATAACGACGCAGAACGGGACCCAGCAGTTCGTGGCGACCGTGCTGGACCAGTACAACGTCCCATACTCGGGTGCGACGATCAACTGGTCCTCGAGCAACCCGAACGCGGTCTCGATTAGCGGGACAGGATTAGCGACCGCGCTCCAGTTGGGCGCGAACGTCACGATCACGGCCAGTGTGCCGAGTTCGTCCGCCTCTGGCACTGCGACCGTAACAACGCCTGCCAGCGGCCCGGCCACCATCACGATAAGTGCTGGGTATCCGAACCTTGGGGCAGCTGCAGCCGCTGCCGGATGGACAATCGGGCTCGCTAATTCCGAGTTGCTTGGTTACGAGCAGCACCCCGGATACCAGCAGCTATACCAACAGTTGATGAACGGCGGGAGCATTCTTGGCGATACGACCTATCGCGAGGGGTGGATCAGTGCCGTCACGAGCGCGACGACCGTCACCACGAACTTCAAGGGTGCGCTCGACTACGACCTCGCTCACGCGCAGGCGATCGGCGCCCAGTTCAAGGCGTACATCCTGGACGGGTCAGCCGCCAACCAGTGGACCGGCCTTACCACCTACTGCACGTCCTCGGGCACCGCCACCAGCCTCCTATCGGCGATCAGTACCGCGATCACGAGCCACTACAACACGCCAGGTACCCCAGCGGCTTATAATGCGGGCACGACCTATACCTACGGCAACACCGTAACGTTCAACGGGTTTAAGTGGACGTATATCGCGCAGTCGAACTTCTCGGGGATAACCCCGGCACTTGGCGCGACGACGGCAAGCGGTGAGTACGCATGGATCAGAACCTCGGCCGGTGCGATCCATAGCTATGTCATCCTCTCGCAGGGGATAGCGTTCGGCTCGGCGGTCGCCAACCCGTTCACGAACCAGTTGGGCTCGCCCAATACATGGCTCCCCACATTCGCCCAGCAGATATACGCGGGCGATCCGGGCGCCAAGATCGAAGTGAGTGGTGGGACCTTCGGCTACGACGGTACCGGTTACGGTACTCCGGCCCAGGCAACCGCGGTACTCTCGCTAATGAGTGCGATAGCGACTGCGGGCTCGGTTGGCGGCGCATCCAACCTGACGGTCGGTATCGAGGGGCACGTCAAGTGCTCGCTCTTGCAGAACACTACCGGTACGGTCGCCCAGTTCAATCTGGCGCAGATGACGGCGCTCTTTAACTCGATCACGAGCGCGGGCTACAAATACGCGATCACCGAGTTCGATGTGCAGGACGACATGTACATCGGGACGGGTCCGGCCGGTATAGCGCTCCGCGATACAGCAGTGGCCCAGGCCTACACGAACTACCTCTTGGCCTGCGACGCGGCCTCGGCCAAGCCCGACCACTTCATGATCTGGGGCCTGAGGGACCCCGAGAGTGGGATCGTCGTCAACAGCGTGAACCCACGTAGTGACGGGCTCGCACAGCGACCCCTGCTCTTCGCGGACTACTTTGGCTCGACTGCTGCGAACGGAACGCCGATCCCGACGCTAAAGCCGAGTTACTACGCGGTCATCAACTATCTGGCTGGTAAGCCCGCCCCTCCGTCGTCGATCACGCTCAACGACGCCTACCAGCACCAGTTCGTGGCGTATGTCAAGGATGCGTGGGGGAACCAGAACGCGGCCCCGATAACCACCACGAGCAACAACGCCAATATCGTGGTTGTGCCGAGCATCTATATGTCGGCACTTGCGGGTGGAGTCTCGAACACCACCGTCACGGTCTCAACGACGAGCGCGCCGATCATTAGCGCGTCGATCACGGTGAGCTCGAGCCCTGCGGTCCTCACGTATCTGACACTCAGTCCAGCGGTCGCGACACTTACGACCGGCACCATCCAGCTAACAACCTCCGGGCTTGACCAGTACGGGCTTCCGAACGCGACCAGCCCGGGCGCGCTTAGTTGGATCTCGGCCAATACTGGTGTTGTAACCGTGAGTGGGACGGGGCTCGTGAGCTATGCGGGCAACGGCACCACGTATGTTGAGGCGTACAACCAGGCTGCTACGGGTGTCTCGACGATCACGGCTCAGGCAACGCTGGTGCCGACGATCAGCGGGATCAGCCCCTCGAGCACAAGCCTCACGGCGCAGGGCTCGACGGTAACGCTCGTGGCGACGGTGGTTGACCAGTTCGGCCACCCATTCGCACTCACGACACCGCTTGTGTGGACGAGTTCTGACTCCGGCCATATCTCAGTGGTTAGCACTGGGACCTACACGGCTGCAGCGAGCGCGCTGGGTACTGGCGGTAACGCCATCATTACGGCCACGATTGCCGGGTCAAGCCCTCTCCAGACAGCAACTGCCACCGTATCGACTCCGCTCGCGGCGGTCACGTCGATCACCCTCGCCCTCGCGTCCGGCACGTCAATCAATGACGCCCTGAACCACGTCATAACACCGACGGTGCTAGATCAGTTCGGGGGTGTGGTAAGTCCGGGAATACTTACGTGGGCGTCAGACAACGCGCAGGTCACGGTCGATCAGACGGGCACGATCCAGGCACTTTCGGGCTCGCAGACGGCGCACATAACGGCGACCGCGCAGGGCGTCACTGGCAGTCTCACCGTAACAACGACCACCCCCGCGCTCACGGCAGTAACACTCTCACCTGCCAGTACCGTATTGGCGCCTGGTGGCACCGTTACCGAGGTACCAACCCCGGTCGATCAGTTCGGGAACGCCTTCAACTTCGCGGGCTTTACCGCTGGCGGCGCGATCAGCCTCACGGCCGGCAATACCGCCTACTGCGCCAATGTCGCGAGCATCCAGGCACTCACCACATGTATTGACACCGTGTGGCGGGTAAGGGTCGATAACTGGGCCGCGCTCGGCGGATTCAATGTTCTCCCGGTCGGTACGATCGACGACGGTACGGGCGGTGGTGCCAACCGCAAGATTTCGGTCACGCTCGAGAACAACGGTGCCGGTCTCTTCCGGGCCGGGATGTCGAACGCGAACGTAAGTCTCAAGACCGGCAACATTCCCGCAGCCTCAATGCCGGTCAACGGGCAGGACATCATCGTCCGTGCCTGGTACCGTTCTGCTGGCGGCGGTGGTGACAACCACGGCGTCAGCGTCTATAAGGGCGACGGTTCGAACGCCCTGATTGACCCGAACGCGACCGTGCTTGATACGGCGGGCCGTGGCGCGCTGCCGGGCACAGGCGCGAATGGTCAGGTTGGGCTAAACGTTGCCGCAGGTACAACGGTAACCCGGTCGGAAATCTGTCAGGGTGTTGGGGTGTTCAACACACTTAGGGCCGCCGGCTCTGAGAGCGCCAAACCCTCGGTGTCGGACGCAACCTGTCTCTACTACTGCGCGTTTAGCGATGCGACGAGTGGTACTACCCCGACAAGCGCGACCGCGCAGGTCGGATCGAACGCAATGGCTCTCCCGGTTGGCCAATACGCATGGACCACCGACACGTCGCCCGGCGCGTGGAACGGCGCGCCGAACGCCTACACCTGGACATCAAGCCTTTCCGGTATCGGCATAACGGTAGACGGGTCGGGGCATGTCGCAGCGAGTTCTACGGCGTCCGGCACCTCGACCATCACGGCGGCACTACAGGGTACGGCGGTCGCCGGTACGGCTCTCGTAACATGCCAGGCCGCGTCAATACCGTCGTCGTTGACTCTTAATCCGACAACGGTCACGATCAACGGGATTGGTTCGACCACGACGATCACGGCGACGGTCAAGGACCAGTACCTGAACGTGATGACATCGGGGTTCACGCTCAACCCCTTTTCCCAAACCCCGTCGATTTGTACTGTCACGGGTTCGCCACCACTGGTAGTGACGGCGGTCGCGGGTGGCGTTGGGACCGTTTTTGTGGGTGTCATTGGTACGGCGCTCAGTCAAATCTGCACAGTTACGGTGAACATCAGCACGCTGTTCAACCAGCCCGGTGGCATGACAACCCAGATCGCCACCGGCAAGATGACGGCCATCCCGTCGAACTTCTCAATCTTTTCCCCCTCTAGCCCGACCGCGCAGGGCGAGACAAGCGCCAACCTCACAGTTACTCCGGCCCCGGACACGGGTCTTAGGATCAACTACCCCACCAACCTTAGTGGCGGGTGGTCGCCAGTCAGGTTCGCCCCTCCGAACTTCGCGTCAGGGGGCACGCCCCAGGGTACCGGGTATCTCTATGCTCGGATGCGGATTCGGTACTCGGCCAACTGGACCTGCTCTACAAACGCTTCAGTCAAGATATACGAGCCCCGTTCCGAAAATCAGGGAAGCGGCGCGGGGGCAACCAGCAACCCGGTGGTCTTCGGCTATGTGGGCGCTGGCACGCCAACGCGATTCCCGGTCGGCTGGGCCAAGCAGGGGCCGAACGGATTGTTTGCCAACTACGCACCAGCCTCGCCGAACGCTGGATTTATTATCAGCGATGGCAATTGGCACTATGTCGAAGTGTCAACCACGCCCGAGACTTCGATCGGGGCCGGTGACGGAGTCATCGACATTTGGGTTGATCAGGTCAACCATTTCCAGCAGACGGGTGTGCAGTTCCTCACTGCCGGCATGACTGTTGGCTGGCCCTCGATCATCTTCGATCCCACATACGGCGGTGGCACGGCAAGTCCACCTGTCAATATGTACTGGGATTTCGACGACATCTTCATAGCAACCAAGTAAGATGAGTCTCATTATCAAGGAGCCGTGGGAGCGGATGGCTGAGGACGACGCCAGAAAACCCTCTCAGGGTGCCGACCGCGATCTCGTGATCCAAGCCAAGACCCCGAACGGCGACACCATCTGGATACGTCACGACCGAAACGAAATAGGGGTGTCAGTCTGGCGAGGTAACCCTCGCGACCACATGTACTCCTGCTATCAGGCAGACAAGTCGGGCTTGACACCCGACGAAGCAAAGGCACTTGCAGAGATGTGCAGATACATCCTGGACGCTGTACCCAAGGGCTGGGAGTTCACCTACTGCAAGGTGGACAAGGCCATGCAGGCAGTTAAGCAAACCGTAGCCCCGTTCGCCCCCGTCTCTTCCCTCATCTCCTCTCTCTCTCCAAATGGCATACGTACAGACTAGCCCGCCGACCGAAGTCAACGCACACACCGCACTCGTCAACGCCCTCTCGGGCAACGGGTACGTCCTCCAGTCGGGTGGTGACCCGTCGGCCAACTTCTGGCTGATCGAAGCGATCCAGAACATTGCGACCTTCATCCCGGCATCGGTTACCGGCTCGATCACGCCGGCCGCACTCGCAACCGGCCCGTCGGTCGGTGAGCAGACCTTCGCCGCGTTCTCGAGCAAGCTCCTGACCACGGACAAGCTCCTGACCACTATCACAGGTGCTCAGACGGCTGCGGTTGCGCTCGTGTACTCGAGATGTTCGGTCGCCGGTACGCTGGCGCTCACGTTCATCGCGACTGCCGGTACGCCGACCCCGGCCTCCGGTAACCACAACGTAGCGATCATCCGGTCGTAAGTGGTTCTAATCGCAGTACTTGCCCTCGGTGCGCTAATCGTCTGGCGTACCGAGGCGGTGCTCCGAACAGCCATACCGGTAGTGAGATCGGTTGTCGAACGGAAACTCGCAGTCGAGGAACGTCTGGCAGCGGTCGAGGAGGCCAAGATCCGTCCCCGGGAGAAGCAGGCCCGGGAGCCGGGGATGCCACCACAACTACTACGGATGGCGATGCAGGAGTCTGAACCGTGGGCTAGGCAGGACGCGGTACGGGCTATGTCGGAGCTCGCCGAACTCACGGGTGGTGACTGGGACAAGGTCCAGCAAAACGCCATTCTCGGAATAACGGACCCAAACTAAAATGGCGGCTGTACCGTTCAACCCCGACCCACTCGCGCAGGTAGACCCCAAGAAGATAGGACCTCTTCGGGACGGGGTTATGGGCGACCATTCGGTAAGTCTGGATGGTCTTGACCAGTTGATGGCGGAGGGCCAGAACCCGAGTTCTGAGGATCTGGCTGTCAGACAGTTGGGGGTACAACCCCAGCCTCCCGCTACCGGGTTCGAGCAACTGACCGGTGCTACACCGAGTGGTCAGGTGACTAGTATGGGTAGTGCTGGGATGGGTAACGAGCCCGGTACGAGTGCCACTACCGGGATCGGACAGGGACAGGGGCACGGATCGGCTGCGGGCGGGGATTCCGTCACCGGCCATTCCATGTACGGGTTGGGCGACGACTCGGGATCGGTACTATCGGGCGGTAGTCTTAGCGACCCCGCTGACCGGAGTGCTATCGCGGCCCTCTACGGCGATGACTTCCCACTCCTCAAGGACCACCCCACAGAGGTCGATTGGGTATCGTGGGCGCAGCACGCTTGGACTAATTACGGTGCCGGTACCTATGCGATCATCCACATGGTCGAGCGGAACCGGTTGTTCAGGAAGGGGCAGCAGTGGATAAGTAGTGTTGGGTTCGGGCCCTGGAGAGAGCCCATGAAGCCGAGGGACGCGGCCCGGATCGTGGACAACATGATCTCGCCGGCCCTTGACCAGCGTATCCAACTCATCATGGAGCAGCGCCCGGGCTTTAACTGTGAGCCCGAGTCGCAGGACCATGACAAGGTGAAACGGGCCGAGGCGGCACAGGCGGCCTTAGAGTACTCGTGGAAAGAGCAGAAGATGCCCCTCATTGTTCAGGAAGGGGCGTACTGGACTGGCACGGACGGTGTTTGTTTCCTGGAGCTCTACTGGGACCCGGATGCAGGTCCGTGGGTTGACCCTAAGACGTATGTAGATCCCGAATCAGGCAAGGCGTTACTGCCGTGGACACGTCAGTTCCCGGCGGGTGATGTCAGAACCCGTGTGAGACGCATCGAGCAGGTGCGAGTCTCGCCAGAGGCAACCGCCACCAGGCGGCCCTGGCTTTGGTTGATCCGGGAGGTCATTAGCAAGAACGAAGCGGTCAGGACGTATGGCAAGGATGTGGCCGACGAGGTTGGCACGTTCAATTACGACGACAACCTCCAACACATCCCGATCTCGAGGATGGGGTTTATCTACCCCGAAATCGACGAGCTCACGCGGACCCAACAGACGGTCTCGAGGGTCACGGTCTACGCAGAGAAGTCGGAGTACATCCCGACCGGGTTCCAAATGACCCTTGTCGCGAACAAGCTCGTGGTCCCGCCGATGCCCCTCTTGATTGGCGAGGTTCCAATCGTTCGCTGGACGGATGGTAGTACCGATCCCTCGTTCTTCCCCATAGCGGAAATGAACAAGTGGGTCGATAGCCAGATCCGCCAGAACACGCTCTGGAGCAAGTGGGTCGAGGGGATCAGAAAGCACTCGGGTATCAATGTGCTCGCGAGAGAGGGGACGATCAGCACCGAGTCCTTCTCGGCCGGCAGCATGAATATCTGGGGGGTGAAGGGTACGATGCCCCTCCAGGATGTTCTAAAGGAGGTCGGTGGCCACCCGATCAGTCCCGACGTTGTTCAAGCCCTACAGGCGAACCAGAAACGGTTTGAGGATCTGACCGGCTGGAACGACACGAGCCGTGGGTCGATGACGGCGGGCGACTCTGGCCGAGCGATCCTGGCGATTCGTGAGCAGCTGGAGAGGGTCTTCGCCCCCATGATCCAGGCGGCATCAATCTCCTTCACGGACTGGGCGAAACTCGTCCTCAAGTTCATGCGCTGGGGATACGACATCCCGAGGCAGATCGCGCTCGAGGGCCGGAGCCGCCCGGATCTTGGAATGGTCCTAAGCAATCAGGACTTGGACCAGACCTCTCATGTCTGGATCGAGCCTGAGACCCTGATGCCGATGCCACGGTCCCTAAGGCTCTCGATGCTGGACGACATGTTCCAGAAGCAGTTGGTCTCCCCGCAGGAGTACCGCTCACGGATGCCGTTTGCATGGGTCCGGAACATGGACTCGCCCGACGTGCATCACAAGGCACGGGCCGAACGCATAGCTCAGATGATCATCCAGACCGGCAACCCAATGCCCGAGCCCATCCTCTGGATGGACGACGAGCACACGCACCAGACGGTCCTGGAAGAAGAGATCCTGCTCCAGCCCGACCAGCCACAGATGGTGCTAGCGGCGGCCTACGAGCGGTGGATCTTGCTCGCCCAGCAGGGCGCAGCGAAGCAGCAGGCGATGGCTATGGGGATGATGGGTCCGATGCCTGGTACCCCGCCCCCAATGTGGCCACCCGACGGTAGCCAGGGCGAGGTACCGGCCCCGAACCAACAGCAGCAACCACTACAGGGCCCAGGCCAGCAGTTGGGTGCCCAGCAGGCCCCGCTAGCACTCAACAATCCGCCAGTAGCAGCAGCCCCAATGCAGCAGATCGGGCTCACCTCCGGCGATCAAAACACCCGGCTGTTCGAGCAGGGTCAGCCGATCAAGTAGTACAACCCCCCTAAAACCCAGCAACAACCCAAGCACCACCCAGACAGGAGCGCGCCCTTAATTGGTCCGCCCCTCCTAGAGGATTTTACGTATGGCTGATGTACCTGTAGCAACCCCAATGGTCAACGCCACCAACCCCACGGCGAACGACCTGATCAACATGCCGACCGAGAACCTGATCAAGGTTCTTGATGAGACACCAGCAGAAATAGGCGGAACTGGTGAGAAGATTAAAGCAGATAGTCCGCCAGTACCTCCGGCTGATGGCGAGAAAGTTCCTGAAGCCAAGGCTAAACCAGAGGAAAAGCCCAAAGAAGAGGAAGCGCCTACTGGCTACTGGCAGGACGATCAAGGGAAGTGGCACCGCCCGAACGGTGAGTTCGCGGACGCCACCGAGCACGAAGCGATCAAGGCCGCTATCACCCCCGAAGGGGAAACCTCGAAGGAAGAGGTCCCCGACAAGCCCGCGATCAAGCGTGACTACGAAGCCCTTGGGCCCGACGGAGCCCCGGTAGAAGAGGTCCCTGACCTCAAGATCAAGTTCACCGCCGACGGCAAGGAGCGTGAGGCGAACGTCGATCAACTGGTCAGGCTGGCCAAGATGGGCTACTACAACGAGCGCCGTGAGAACGAGGTTGCGCTCACGAAGCAGACCATGGGCCAGGCCCAGCAGGAGATTCGCGGGTACCAGGAAGCGCTTCAGGAGCGGGACACGCTGATCGAGCGGTACCTCGCGGACCCCAATTTCAGAGAAGTAGCAACCCAGGAATACCAAAGGCTCAACTCGCCCCAAGCCCGCCTCGAGCGCCTTGAACAAGAGCGAGTTGAACAGCAGCAAGCCCAAGTGGCCCAGCAGAGGACCGCTCTCGCCACGGGTTACATAGAGCAAACCATCACTCCGAAGGTGGAGTCGGTGGCCAAGCAGTTCCCCAGCGTGACCAACGAAGAGATAATCGGTCGTATCACACTCCTGACCTCAGACCTGACCGTCGGGGGAGTAGTACCGCCAGAATATCTACCGGAGGTCGAACGGCGTATTGACACCGATCTTCGCCCTTGGGCGGAGCAGCGTCATACAGACCGAGTTGGGAGCCAGACTGTTGCTGAACGCCGGGCCCGCGTGCAGGTAGACGCCGCCAAGGTCGAGGCAGCGATGGCCAAACGACAACTAGCTCGAGCAGTCTCACCGACCAAAGTCGGCGCGGTCGCTCCGAGCGGCCCTGGCACACCACCTAAGCCAAAATCGGCTGAGGACTGGATGCAGCAGACCTTCGGGAAAGATCCCGAGTAGGGTCTTTAGCCGGGCAGTACCCTTAATCGAACCGATCAATGGCAGCCAATCCGCTGCTTATCACGGACACCAATGTGGCTGGTGTCTTGAAGAACGTCTACGCCCAGTATCGCGTAAACGCATTCCCGCTCTTGACGCCACTGCTGGCCAATATCAAGAAAGGCCAGGCGGGCGGACCCCAGAACCTTCGCTTTGGTGGTAACGGTGTGTATTGGGATGTGGTGCTTACCCGACCGGTCGGCGCTACGGCGTCCCAGCTTGGTAACCTCCCGCCCCAGCAGACCGCGATCGAAGTCCAGGCGAACCTGGGTATCAAGCGCACCTATGTGCGTAGGCAGGTAGACGCGCTCGCCATTCAGGCGACCGAGTCCCGCGAGGCGGCATTCATTCCGCTCGCACGCAAGATCATGCAGGAAGCGGTCGATGCTGGCCGTCTCATGCAGCAGGAAGTCCTCCACGGCGATGGTCTTGGCCGTAGAGCCCTCGTGTCTAGTGTGACCAACTCGACGACCATCGTGGTCAATGCCCCATACGGGCTTGCCTCGTCTGGCCAGGGTGGGTTGCTCTTGGATGCGAACATGTTCATCGCGGTCAAGGACACGACCGGAGCGACCCTCCGTGGCAAGTCCTTCATCACGAGTGCCACGAACTCCGGTGACAACTGCACCCTGGTTCTCGCTACGGCGATCACCGGTATGGTTGCGACCGACATCGTAGTGGCTGCGACGAACGCCGATGACGCCTATAACCAGTACCCGAACGGGCTCATCAACACCACGAATCGCGGTAACAGCTACGCCTCGTTCCAGAACATCACGAACGCGACGTATGCCCGCTGGGATACGACCCGCATGACCGCTGGTACGGACACGAACGATGCGACCCAGCCGTCCGAAATGGATGTGTGGGAACTCGCGACCCGTATCATGGGCAAGTCGGGCAAGAACGCGAAGGTTAACCCCTCCGAGTTCCTGCTTTTGACGACCCCGGGTATCGAGCGCAAGCTCGCGGAGTCCTTCCTTGGACAGCGCCGGTTCGATGCGGCCTCGTTCATGGAGATCAAGGGTGGGTTCAAGGCCGTGAATATCTGCGGTATCCCGTTGGTCGCCGATTTCTGGTGCCCGGCCGGTACCGTGTACTTGGTTCACCTGCCGACCCTTACCTGGGTTGACCTCCTCGACTGGACCAAGCTCCAGTATGAGGGCAGTGGTCCGTGGCGCTTTGTGGCCGACCAGGACGCATACGAAATCAACTTCGGTGCGTATTGGAACTTCGGTTGCCTCCAGCGCAACACCCACGGCAGCATCGTCAGCTACACCGACACGAACCGCTACTCGTTCGTAATGTAGTCTCCTCTGGCTCTGATAGGGGCCCTAACCCGGCCCCCATCGGACTTCTCCTCCTTGCAGTTTTCTCCCTACCAATCTGAAACATGAATCGCAACAGACTGGAGCAGCCCGGCGAGTTCGGCACACAGATCAACACCGAGATTACGTCGTTCCCGGCAACGATCTCGAACTCCACGACCACCACCGTGGCTATCGGCTCGGCCTCCCGGAAGCAGTATTTCAATGCCGGTGCCGTTAGCCAGACCGTGCTCGCAACAAGCGGCTCGGCCTTGACGGTAACGATCGGGAAGTACGACTCCCTTAACTCCTTTGCGAAGGTCCCGCTGACCGCAGCTCAGGACATCACCGTCACATCACAGACGGCCAAACAGACCTTCCCGATCCCGGCCCTCGCGTCCAACTCCGACGCCCAGCGCACTATCCAGCCGGCCGATTCGCTCTATGCCGACTTCATCGCTGCCGGTACCGTGACTGGTCAGGCGACCGGCGGGATCATTGGTGCCGAGCTCTTCATTCTCCGATAGACAGTAAGTCTCAGTAGTCTCCCCCCAACAACTGAACTATGGACAATCACATCCTGACGGCCGAAGGTCTGCCCGCCAGGCCCGAACTCGAGCAGCAGCTAAAGCGACTCGACGACTCTCTGGGGCTTCGCTGGATAGGCCCCATGAACGCATGGGCCGTGACGTTTAGATGGCCAGAGGCCGACAAGCGCAGGGACTGGGTACGGAAGGGTGAGTACGACGCCGACCAGGCGTTTGACGTTCTAGCGTACCTGCCTAAGGACTGTCCGGTCGATCAGGCCGCGAACTACGTGCAGCATCACTGCCAGCGCTGGGCGAGGGATATGGGTCGAGAGGACGTTGCGAGACTCCTGGACCATATCCACGAACACAACGCGAAGCAGGGCATCGAGAACGCCAAGAGCACGACCGAGTACGCCGAGGAAATGTTCGAGATGAACAAGAAGGGCATCGGCGAGGACTTGGGCATAAAGATCGTCAAGCCCGTCTACCAAAACGAAGGTTCGATCCTGGGTAAGCGTTCCAAGAAGGTACCCAAGAGTGAGCCCCTAAACAAATAAATGGCCACAAGAGTCCAGATCCGGAACGACGTTCTTAACATCGCGGACGCTGTAGCAAGTCCACGGTGGGACACTTCCCCGGGCGGCGAGGTTGATCGCCGCTTGGGCGCTGTTCACATGCGGCTCTGGAAGCGGGTCTTGAACGCCAACCCGTTCATTAACGTCAACGTCTTCACGACCCTGACGGGCGAGATCGGTGACCAGATTCCACTCACGGCCGATAGTAATGGCGCTATCCCCATGGCGTCACTATCGACTGGTACGGGTGACAACCAGAACAACCTCTACCGCATCCTAGGGGTCTCTTTCAACAACCTCCCCTACCAGCAGCAGTGGACCAAGGACTACCTGTTGGCGAGCCTCAACGGGTTCACCTATCAGGCTTGGTTCAGGCAGGGCACGAACATCATCATGCCGGACGCAGCGGGCCAGCAAGCCACCGGTATCTGGGTCAACTGGACACCAACCCAGTTCGACCAGTTAGTGGCCGATACCAGTACCGTGGTACTGCCAACCACCACCTTTAGCGATGTCCTGGCCCACTTCGGGGCGGCAGCCATCCTGAGGAAGGGTGGCGCTGAAACCCAGGCAGCAGCCGAGATCGAAGCCTACGGCCAGCAGCTTCTAGACGAAGAACTTCAGGACCTCTCGAGAGAGGGGATCACCCCGATCAGTGAGAGGTACGACGACTCTCCGTTTGATTGGGCGACACAGTAGTCGGTTTAGGCTTGCGATAAAAGGACTTACATGCTGATCAGCGGAAGAAAGCGGTGGAGCGGGTTAGGCGATGGAGGAAAGAAAACCCCTAACCGGGGTGGGCCGTAATGCCTCGCCCGCTCATCAAGGACGGGCAGGATGGGTTTGGGACTCTTAACCTCACTTCTGATCCTGCTCACCTGGGGCCGAGAGAGGTCCAGCTAGCGGTAAACGCCAAGCCCACCCTGTTCGGCGGGATGCAGCCTCGGGACGGGAGCCAACTGGTCCAGTCCTTTACGAGCGGCGTCCAGAACGGGATGATTTGGCAGAACTCCCCGAATGGGGTCCCGCAGATGCTAGTCGTCTCGGGCGGCCAGCTATGGACGACGGCCATGCCAGGTGCTCCTCCCTGGAAGACAAGCCCAACACTCATCGGTCCCTGTAGCACGTTCGCCTACCCGCCGATGGTGGCGTTCGTGGATGGCTCCGGCACCGAGTGCGTCTATATCGGTGACCCAGCCGGTCTCTGGAAGTGGAACGGGACAGCACTCACGAAGATCGTTCAGGCCCCGAGCTTTTCGTTCCAGGCACTAGCGGTCCAGAACCAGAGACTCTTCGGGATCGCCAACAACACGAGTGCGACCCCCTCGTTCAACCAGACCCTATTCTGGTCGAGCCTTAATAACGGTGACGACTGCGGGCTCCCGACCGCAGGCCAGCCGCAGAAGGGTAGTAGCGCGATCATCCGGACGTTCGGCGAGAGCTTCCTGACCGACCTCGTGGCCTTTGGCCCGGGACTCGTGATCGGGCACTTCGCCGGCCTCTCGATGTGGACCGGCTGGTCCCAGGACGACATCTCCATCCAATCCGGCACTCACGGCATCTCGGCCGAGACCGGGGTCTTTGGACCACACTCGATGTGCACGGTCGAGAGCTACGGGTTCCTGGCCTCAGATCACGGGGCCTACACGGTCAACCCGTGGGGGATGCTCTCTCAGGTGAGTAAGCCCCTGGAGAAGATATGGCCCTCGATCATCGGCCAGCCCCAGTACGGCTCGAGTGTGGGTTTCCTAAACCCGACGGTCACGGTACTACACAACCAACAGGCGAGGTCGGTCTACTTCCTGACCCCCGCGAACTCGAGCGGATTGGTCCCGAACTCGATCTACGGCTACAACTACCGCACCGAGTCCTGGTTCGGGCCGTGGACGTATGGGTTCGGGGTGGTCACTAGCCTCTGGGACGGCTACGACCAGAAGGGCAACTACTACGTGATGGCTGGTGGTTTAAACGGCGGCGTTAGGCAGATCGAAGTCCCGGGGTTGGGGATCGACAACTACGACGCTACCGGTCTCTCGATCGCGAACAACCAGACCTACTCCTACACAGCCCAGATCATGTCCAGGCCCTTCTTCGGGCGTGACATGCAGGGCCAGCCCCTAATCGACACCGAGAAAGCGTGGCGGTACGTGGATGTGGCGGCGCAGCTGCCCAACCCGGCCTCCTCGACGATCAACGTCATCTCGTACCCGACGCAGAGCGTGACGACGATCAACCCGCTGAGGAATCTCTCGCAGTCGCCAGTCGGTGATACGAGCCCCAGGAACTACCGGCTCCAGGCGGGCGTGAGGGGACAGGCTTGCGTGATCCTCATTCAGGACACCCCGCCCGCCAACACGGCCAACGGCCAGAACACCTATACCTCCGCGAAGGCCGTCGGATGGGACTATGGACGCAGATACTAGGACCTCATGCCCAAGAAGAAAGGTGATGCACTTCCGGCGTCCATGCCGACGGAGGACACAACTGGTGCGACCAGAGGTCTAAACCCCGAGCAGTGGACCCATCTAAACATACTTCGTCGTAGGCATCTGACGAAGGGCGGGAACCAGATCAACATGGCGGTTCCCGCAACGACCACAGCAGTCGTTGTGAATTTCCTGAGACCCGAGCCCGACTTAGTCTACGGCGTCTCAATCGTACCCAACTGGCTCACGGTAGTCTGGTCGGGTGCCAAGACGGTCAACGGCGTCACGATCTACTTCGGGACAGCTGCACCAGCCAACGCCACGATAGATGTCCTGACCTTTAGGGACGAGAGCAGCATCCCCTTGAGCGGGACTGCGACTACTGGCGGTGGTGGTGGAGGGGGCGGTGGTGGCCCCGGCCCACAGGGCCCACAAGGACCTCCGGGTCCGTTCGCCGATACCGACGACCCCTACGAACCGCCGATGGTACCGGGCGGCCAGGGCCCGCAAGGTAACCCCGGCTCGGCCGGAGCTCCCGGAACCCAGGGCCCTCCGGGTCCGATGTTCTGGACCGACTCGGATGTTCCGGACGACCCTCCGGTCATCCCCGGCAACCCGGGCCCGAGTGGCAATCCAGGCGCCCCAGGAACGGCCGGCGCTCCAGGCGTCACGTACTTCTTTGAGCCTGAACAGCCCGACGACCCATACCACGTCCCGGGTCAACAGGGCCCTCAAGGCAACCAGGGCGCACCCGGCTTGCCCGGAAACACGCTCATACTGGATACCGATGTCCCTGATGACGCCATGCCTGTACCGGGCGGCCAGGGGGCACAGGGTAACCCAGGGATACAGGGCGCGCCTGGTGTTATAACATTAGTAGACACGGACCCACCCGACGACCCCATGATGGTTCCGGGTGGGCAGGGACCGCAAGGAAACCCAGGTACTCCAGGTCAGGCTGGCGCGACGTTCCTGTTCGAGCCCGATGCGCCAGACGATCCCTACCATGTTCCGGGGAGCCCGGGAGCTCAGGGTAATCCCGGGGCCCAAGGGCCACAGGGCCCCATGTACTGGCAGGACGCGGACGTTCCGGACGACCCTGCGGTTATCCCCGGTTCGCCTGGCTCGCAGGGCAACCCCGGTAGCACAGGAGCCGCTGGCGCACCCGGCGCGATTCTCTATGCCGAGCCCGATGTCCCTGAGGAACCGTTCCATGTCCCCGGCGTTCAGGGGCCGACAGGGAACCCCGGCGCGGCAGGCACCCCAGCCGCCCTAATCTGGCAAGAGCCGGATGTCCCTGAAGAGCCCTTCCATGTTCCGGGATCTCAGGGACCGCAGGGAAATCCGGGGACTAGCGGCACCAGCGGTACCTCTGGTATCACGGTCTACGCCGAGCCTGACGTACCGGAAGAGCCCTTCCATGTGCCGGGTGTCCAGGGGCCCCAGGGTAATCCCGGCAGCACAGGTGGGACGGGTCTGCAGGGACCGATGGGCGCACTCGTGTTCGCGGAACCCGAACAGCCGGATGACCCGTATCACGTCCCCGGGGTGCAGGGGCCGCAGGGAAACCCGGGCACCAATGGCACCAACGGTACTGGCGGTGGCATAAGCGGCTACATGATCGGCGAGGATGTCACATATGACGAGCCTCAGTACATGTACGCCGACCCGAATTTCAAGCCCGTCACGATTGTCTTTCCGGCGAGCGCATCTACTTACACGCTCAACAGCGCACCGATTGGCTCGACGTTCGTCAAGGCGCAGGGATTCGCGAGCGGTGCCGGTGGTGGCTCGGGTGCCTGCCAGACCTCGGGTTCGGCGGCAAGCGGTGGCGCAGGCGGCGCTGGTGGCATGTACAACGAGGCGTGGTTCCCGGTTGCCTCGCTAGTAATGCCTCTCACGATCACGAGTCCGCGGGGCGGTGCTGGTGGCGCAGGCAAGGGCACAACGGCTCAGGCCGGTGCGAACGGCGCGAACGGCGCGGACGCCAAGATTGTTGACGGCAACAGCAAAACGATCTGGCAAGCTGACGGTGGCACGGTAAGCGGTTCGGGCGGTGGCCAAGGCAAACTCGCCGCCAATTCAAGCGGGGGCGTAGCCAAGACTGGAACCAACTCGGGCGGCGGGAACCCATCGCAGGGCTCTAACGGCCAAGCGGGCACGAGCGGCGCTGCGGGTACCGTGAACGGTAACGGCTACGGCAGTGCGACAGCCACCTACTCGATGGGCGGTTCTGGCGGCTCGAGCGCAGGCGGCGTGTCGGTAACCCCTGCCGCATTCGCGGGCGGTGCTGGGATAGCGGGGCCGTATACCCAAGGCGCGCAGACGGGCGGTACTGCTGGCGCGATCAACGGTGCTGGTGGCGCTAGCCCTACGAACTTCGACGGCTGGTTTGGGCCGGGCGCGGGTGGCGCTGGCGGTGGTTCCTCAATCACCGGCAACGGTGGCCAAGGTGCAGCGGGTGCCAAGTACGGCGCAGGCGGAGGTGGCGGTGGCGCGTGTCTTACCGGGTTCACCTCCGGCGCGGGTGGTAACGGCGGCGATGGCGTTGTTGTAATGCAGTTCACCTAACACCCGCTACCCATGGCAAGCACACCAACGGCCGGGATTTTCTCGGCCACCGGTACCATAACGCTCGGCACCGACGCGAACGGGATTGCAACCGAGACACTACCCGTCATCGTCGCGGCCAGTCCAACAGCCGGGCAGGCGCTCGTGGGTGACGACGCGATAGTCAAAGCCCACGACCAGATCTACTGCTACGTCTACGACTCGAACCTCCCGGTCGGGAACCAGGTCATCGACGAGCTCCAACCACTCCAGATCGGCGTCTATCAGGCCGGACCCGATCTCCAGTGGCACAAGACACAGGGCCGGATAGTCGTCGGCCACAACGCCACAGCCCCCACAAACACAGCGACCCCGGTCGGGTGGCTGGAGGCATGTACCACGAACGGTCAGACCATTGGCCGAGTCCCGATTTACCAATAAACAGAGGATAGCATGGCTAGTAACAAGGCGATTACGCTGGGCCCGGTCGCACTCACGGCCACACTCACGACCAACGTCGTCAACGCTCCAACGCTCACTGGCGGAACGACTGTTCCCCCGAACTCGACTAACAGCTACTACATCCTGAGACATATCAGGATCGTGAACAAGACGGCCGGCGCAGTCACCGTGTCGCTCTGGAAGGGTGCGACGGGTGCCAACACAGCCGGTACCGAATTCGGGTTCCAAGGCACGTCGATCGCAGCGAACAGCTATATCGACTGGTACGGCGCGCTCCGGCTCGACACAACCGACTTCATCGTCGGTGGCTCCAACACAGCGACCGCATTGTCGTTCGAGGCAGAAGGCGAGATCGGGGTAGCCTAACATGGCCGCAGGCGATCCCACGGGTGGCCTTTCGTCACTCTCCCCAGCTACGGCCGGGATCATGGCCGGTGGGTCGCTCTTAGGTACCACACTAGGCGCGATTGGAGGCACCCAGCAGCAGAACAAGAGTCTGGGTGAGCAGAAGCGGGAGTTCAACCTCTCGAATCAGTTACAGCAGCAGTCGCAGGCGAATAGCCTCGGCCGACAGCAGCAGATGGCCCCGCTCCGGGATCAGGTCATAGCGCAGCTTATGAACCGATCCGGTATGAGCCCGACCCAGTTTAATCCTCTTAACTACGGGTCCGGTCAGAACCAGGGCGCACCCTCGCAGGGCGGGATTGACCTGAATGCCCTCGCGCAGAAGAACAACGCCAGCATGCCAAACGCGGGTCAGAACGGTGCCCAGATGAGCGCAATGAACAACGCCATGCTCGCTCAGTTGGGTTACGGCTCACCGCAGCAACTCCAGCATCAGGCCAACTCCGGCGATCTAGGGGCGGGCTATAACGTGAACCTTGGGTTACAGGGCTCGGGTGGTGGTTCCCAGAACATGGGTCAGCAATGGACCCCGCAGCAAGGCTACCAACAGGCCCCGCAACAGCCACCGATGCAGACCGGATCGCTCGGAGCGGCCCAACTCTACAAGCAGGGCTTCCAGTCTCCTAATGGGATGCAGTCCGTGAGTGGGATGGGTCAGGGAGCGTACGGCAACCAGCCTATGACCGGTCAGTCGCCCTACTACAACAACTCTCTCCAGTCTTTTTAACATGGCGATGATTCCCTCGGGCACCTCACCACAGCCCGGGATGCCGCCCCGGCAGCCAGCCTACCCAGGCGCGCCAGTTAACCAGCAGAAACTACAGAGCCCGCTCTCCTTCCCCGCACAGGGTCAGGGAGGAGCGGGCGGTAATGGCGTTCAGGCCAAGCAGGCGAGTCCGGGTCCCCAAGCACCGAAGGCACCGCAAGCGCCCCAGGTGCCGCAGACCTTCCTGCAACAGCAGCAACAGGGGGTTCCGAGGCCCGCTCCGTCCTACACATTCGGCGGTAGCATGGGGACGGGATTGGGTGGGATGTCGGGAACGAACCCGTATTTAGGTGGGCCTAAAACAGGATCGGGCGCTCCACAGCCCCCGCAGATGCCGGGGGTCGGAACGCAGATGCCCCAGCAGCCCTACAACCCCTACTCGGCACAGCCACAGCCCGGCATGCCAGGACAGGGCCAGGCGCAGCCCCAGCAACAGTCACAGCAGCAGTCGCAGGGCGGCCAGCAGCAACAGGCCCCCGGCACAGCCCAAGCGAACCAGATGGGTGGAGCTCTTCAATCCCTCTTGACGGGGCAGTTGCAGAACCCGAACCCCTACAACTCGTCTAACATCCAGACGATGATGCAAACCCTGAATACCCCGATTCAGGAGCAGCAACAGCAGCAGCTGGCGGCCAATGAATCAAACATGGCCTCGAGGGGGTTGGCGAACAGCAACATCAACACCGGGTTCATTAACGACATCAACACACAGGCCGGCCGGCAGCAGATGAACTCGGCCGACATGCTCCTACAAAACGCGGCACAGGCACAGATGCAGGGCACTAACTCAGCAGTTAGTAACGCCTTGGGTTACGGCAACCAGCAGTTCGGACAGAGCCTGGCAACCGCCCAGCAGAACCAGAGCATGGACCAGCAACAGCAGCAGTACATGATGCAACTCTTGGGACTCAGCTAATGGCCCCCTTCCAGAACTACGGCATTAGGCCCTCGAGCCTGGCCTACCAGAACATGTCCCACCCAGCGACTACCCGGGTCGGAGCGATTGGCGAGGGTATCAATAGCGGACTACAGGCCCTGATGAACGCCCTCCAGTTTAACTCGGAGCAGGCGTATAGACGGGGGCAGTTGGGTAACGAGGGTCGAAGGCTTGATATTGAAGCGGGTGATGCGGCCACGAGGGCCGCTGTCGCGGCCACCGGTAAGACCCACGACTATTTCGAGGCGATCTCTCAGGGCATGGACCCCGAGCAGGCCAGGCGGGCATACGGCATTGGGAGCTCGATTGGTGCTCAACCCCAGCAGGCGGGTGGGGCGCAGCCCTCGTCTCCGGGCGGGTTCAATGCGGGGGCATCGGTCAACACCGATACTGGCACAGCCATGGAGGCGCTCGCAAACGCCAACGCCATGCCCCAGTCCGGGATAGACAGTCGCACGTCTGATGGCGGCGATGTCGGTAAGACCCAAGCCCAACTCTTCGACCCCACACGAACAGCACAGTACCAGACCGAGAACCTTCGCGAAACCGGGGAGAACACCAGAGCGGCCGACGACCTCGGCGAACGCAAGACGTATCACGCCGGGGAATTGGCCAACGAAAAAGAACGGAATCGACTTACCGCCGAAAACACCTCGGCCCTGCGAGAGCAGAACTTTGACTTTCGCCGTGAGTCGGCCACCGACGCAGCACAACGGGGGGCAAACACCGCAGCCCCAGTCGCAGCGGCAACCAAATCCGCAAACGCGGTCACGCGATTCGATCAGGCGTATGCTGGTGCCAAGCGGGGTGACACAGGCGATCTGGCCCCCGCAATCATGAGCGCCATGCAAGACGTGGATAACGTCGGTGCGATCCGGAGTTTCATGCTAAAGCATGGAGGCCAAGACCCATCCGTCAAAGAGAACGTCAGTCAGTGGGTGAACACGATGGCGGGCCATCCACAGAACGTTCATTTCCTGGACGAGATGCACGACCTTGTCCACAGTATTCACGGCGCGTCACAGGAGAACGCCAACAGGTTCTTGGCGCAAGATAGTGCCAGCCACCCGATAGTGAATCCCGGTATGTGGGGTGCCGTGAGGTCCCAGTACCAGCTTCCGGGGTCGCAGGACACGCAGGGCCCGTTGCAGGTTTCGCAGCAGGAGATGGATGCCATCAAGCGCAACAATCCCCAGATGACGGACACCGATCTGTCACAGCACTATAGGGTGCAGGGAGCGGGCAGCCCGGGTGGTAACACCAGTACGCCATCCCAACCCCAGGCCCCGCAAACCCCTACGGCAGCCACCGTCCCAGGTAGCCGCTACCCAATCCCGTTCAAGCCCGTGCAGTCAAGCGTGAGTCCGACGGTTCTTCCCATTCCGCAGTTACAGCCGCAGTTACAGCAGGGCCCACAATAAAATGGGCGAGGACGGCCTTCCACTGTCGCAGGGCCAAGTATCGGGCCAGGTCCCGGGCCAACCCCCTGGCGGCCAGTACGCCAACACCCCCCAGCAGGGATTTGATCCCCATGCCGAGCTCGCGAAGGCGCGCCAGCAGTTGGGCGGGGGCTCGGGCATGGGTGGAGGCTTCGACCCCCACGCAGAACTAGCCAAAGCCCGGGCGCAGTTAGGTCAGTCGGGCCAGTCATCCATGGGTCCAGATGTGGGTAAGGGGACGACCGCCCTCTATGGCTACGGTGATATGGTCACCGGGGGGCTCTCGAGTGTTGCAGTACCGGCCATGGAGTACGGGGTCGGGCGACTAGCCAAGGCCATTGATCCTATCGGTGCGGCCGAAACGTTCCCTCATTGGTCCCAGGACAGCTACGGCGACATCCGAAACCAGATGCTCGACCGCCAGAACGAGAGTTATCGAGCGAACCCCAACACGGCAACCATAGCCCAGACGGTGGGCGCATTTGACAGCCCCGTGTTCTCGGCTATCGGTAATGGCGTCAAGGCCGGCACCTCCATCCTTAGGACCCTTGCCGGTGCCGGTGCAATGGGTGCCGAGCACGGCGCGACACAGGTCAAGGGAAACCCGATAGACAACCCCGGAGACTACGCCACGAGCATGGGCTCGGAGGCGGCCGGCAGCATGCTCTTCGGCGGCCTCGCCCACGGCCTCACCGCAGGCGCGGGAACTACGGTCGATCGGTTTCCCAAGCTCCGGGAGGTATTTAACCGGGGCATGGAGCCGGACCAGGCCAAAGTCCTCAATGCGACCGTTGACGGGGCGGATGTCGCCAATCTCCCGGACCACAAGATGCTAGCCGATGTTAACCCGGCCCAGGCACAGGCGGTTCGCAGTCAAGCCGGACGCGAGGGTCAGGTCATGGATCAGGCCCTCACTGAACGAAATAAGAGCACCCCGGACCGCCTATACCGGTCTGTGGAAAAAACGCTCGGCCTAACCCCGGGATCGCTGAGTGCGGACCTGGGGGGCGAAGAAGCTGCCCAACAGGCCGACGCCACACCAGCCTACGCAAAGGCCAGAGCCTCCGCACCTCTCACGGAAAGCGAGGCCCCCGAGATATTCAAGCCGCTAAGGCAGGGCCGGCCGGCATGGGTCGATGCATACAACCGGGCCTCGACTTCGAGTCTCAATGAGACCGGGGATGTTCTGCCCAAGATCATGGAACCTGACCCCCTACAGGACCAAGCCCGGGCCGCTTATGCCAAACTCCAGGCTCAGGCCAGGCCAGACGCAACCCAGACAAATCCCAATTTCGGGCCCAGCGATTTGGCGGCCCGAGCGGCCAAGCTCAAGGCAGAGGGTTCGCTCAGGGACCCGGGTCAACAGGGTACCCTCTCCCGCACTACTGACCAGATAAGGACCGGCGGGGAGCCCGGGCTTTCGTTCGACACGTTCAAGAACATCAAGAACGAGATTTACAGCCCCGACAACTCCTACCGTTCGCGGAAAGCCCTGCAGGACTGGGTCGGACAGGTGTACGATGCCAGGCCGGAATGGAAGGCGGCCAACGACCAGTACGCAGGCCATGAACGCGTCAAGGAAATGATGCAACTTGGTGCCGAACATTTCGGTAGCGTCAAGAGCGCCGAACCCTACGACATAACAGAAGCCGTTAAGGATGTCGGCGGCAGCGAAAAGACCGCCTATGTCAAGGGCGCGATAGATGCTCTGAGGCTCAACGTGGACGCCCAGGCCGGGAGTGCCACGGGGGACGCCAACACTCCCCGGCAGGCGCAGTTCTCTTCCCGTGAGGGTCGGGCCAAGATCAAGGCGCTCGCCGATGCAGTCGGAGCAGATCCCGCAAAAATTCTCGACGCTATAGACCAATATGGCGGCGAAGAGGCGACCCGACAAGCGATTATGAAAGGGTCTGCAACGGCACAGAGAATCACCTCTCAGGGCGCTCTCGAAGACAACTTCAGGAAGCCATCCCTTGTGCAACTGGCAAGGCTGCCATTTGTCGAACACAGGGCCGCCGCCGAAATGGCCGCCCATGCTGTCCGGGGTGGCGAGACCGCCCGACTAAGAGCCGCATCGGCTAAAGCGGCCCCAGACCTTGTCAAAACCGGCAGCGACAGGAAGATGGTACAGACGAGCCTCGCCGAGCGAAACAGAACTACAGCCGCAGGCCAAGCCATGCGGAACGCGCTAACCCGCGTCAGTCCCGTAGCAGGAGCAGGACTCAATGCCACCCGTTAACGACCTTTCTGGCCGAGTAGGGAGCGGGGGGCTCCTGAAAGGCCACCCACTTCTTGCCCCCTTGATACCCATACACCCAGACTGGTCGGAGATAGCGACCGTGGCAGCGTTGTTTGTGCTGCGGTACGCCTGGAAGTTGATAGTGTGGGCGATCGCACCGGGCTTGGGCCGGATCATAGCCGGTCAGATCAGGAAGACCATGCAGCCCGAGTTTGACTCCATCCGTGAACGACTAACCGCCCTCGAGCGCCGAGCTCTACTCTCCCCCGATGTCACCGAAACTTAAAACCGCCCTCCAGTGGGTAGGGGGCTTGGGCCTTGTCGCCTTTGGCCTCTACCTCCTCTACCTGGACGCCGAGACCACCGAGGCCGGCAAGGTATCCCTCCACACGATCAATGTCGCCGTGTCGCTAGGGCTAGCCTTCGCCGGGGGCTTCATCATTGACCCCAGCTGGGCCGTCAACCTCGCAACCACCCTGGGTGGTCTGGCCGGCAAGTTTATTAAGGGTGAGCACGAGGGGTAGTCCGCTGTAGGGGGAATAGATAGCTGGTGTGTGGGCAGGGCCGCTTCCTTCGGGAGGCGGCTTTTGTCGTTCCCCGAATATCCGGTCCCAGTTCTCAGCGAACGACGCCAGCGAAACGAGCGTCGGACGACGGGCGGAGCCTTTACCGTTCATCAGTCCTTATAACGCCGTCATAGCTCATGCGCCCACCGCCTTGAGAGCGGCGCGGCACACGGCCAAGGGAGCCGTGTCGGCGTATTCGACTAGCGGATGGAGAAGAAAGTCCGCGAACCACCCGTTGTGTGGATTCCTATTGTGCCCAAACAGAAATGGACACCCGTCTTTCCGTAGTTTCTCCACAACCAGCCACGCGTCGGCGATGTCGGTGCTGTAGTGGGGCGGTTCGGAGTAGGTATCCGTAACGCCCGGCGGGAACCCGAATGTCTTCATTGTCGCATTGGGACCTTCGCGATCGACCCACCAATCAGTCCAGCCCATGACCTTCTCAGCGACGAGCGCGTCGAGCGATCGACCAGCGGGCATCGTCTCGTCGGCTTCTGGCGTGTTAGTTTGGCTGTTCATTCCTTTCCCCATTGTTCGGCCATTGCGGCCGCGATATTGGCGTCAGTCCGGCTCCGGTTCTTCCACCTGTCTGGCCCAGGCGATTCGTGATGCACGCGAGGGCGCCGGCCTTCAACGACGTTCGTCGGCACTAGCTTCGACAGGTTCTTGAGCCAGAGGCAGGTCGCCTTCGTCTCTGGCGTCCCGAACATCCACGGTTGGATGATCTGGTCCGGCTTCCTGATCTTTGTCGAGATCACACTAATCGGGTTCTCGATCGCGATGCGAGGTATGGGCGCCTTCATCAGCCTCCACACGAAATCAAGGGCTTGGTGTTGTTCGTCCTTCCGGTCCTTGAACCACCGCGCCCCGCTTACCGCGAGATACGTACATGGCGGGTGGGCAATCATGAGATCCCAGCCTGTTTCGAGATGCTCAAGAACGTCGCCCCTAAGGTGCCACCCCCTTTTACGCTCTGACGGAAGTAGATCGCACGACCAAGCCTCGTGACCCTTGGCCGCGAACGCATCGCGGACGATACCGGAGAACTCACAAGCGACAAGGACTCGCATTACTCGCCCGAACCTCCGTTCCCAGCAGTAATATCCGCTCCCTTATGACCGTCATTATTGTCGAGTGTGAACTTGAACAGGCTACCGCTCGGTACATGAAACACGACAACGCCCTCCGGCTTCATGAAACCCGGCGCTGCAACGCTACCGCCATCGACCAAAGCATCGACGCACCGCTGAATCGCCGCCGTATCGAAGACGCCGCGATAGAGCGTCGGCACAACATGACAACAAGCAGGCCGAGCATCTGCCTCGTCGGACCACCGACTGACGTTGAACAGGCTGAACCGCTTCTCGCCGGATGCACCAAGGCCATAACGCCGCTGGATGCCCGCGCCCCACCACTCTCCAAAGTGTCGGCCGACGCCGAGTGTGCGAAGTTCATCAATATGTTCGGCCACCCAACCCGGAAACCCGAAATGGTCCTTAGGGTCGAAGACATAACGGTTGCGTGAACCTGCGATCACACGACCGTCTTCCAAGACCGTCACCGACGCGTTAGTACCGTCGATCTTCTCGGTGATGATGATTTGACGCGACAGACGGGTGATCGAAGCGAACCCCTCAAACGGTGGCAACCCTGCCGTCAGATCAGCAAATGTCGTCATTCCTCCCCCTCCCGTTGCTCGGCGTCTCGTCAGGCGTCGGCTCGCTCTGGTGGCCTCCGGGACACCCGTCGCCCACGTAGTGCGTTCGGCCGACATCATCATTCGGCCTCATAGCCCACGCTCCAAGAGTTCGATACACATATTCAGCGCCGCGTTCCAGCCCTGCGACCAAAGTTCGTTAGAGCCTAGTGGAAACGCATCGCCGGGATAGCGATACTTCCGCCACTCATCGCACTGACGCTTGATTGCGTCGCGCATGCGACGTTCAATCTCGTCATAGGTGCCAGAAGACCTTCTTGTGTCCCGTATCGCCTCCGCCAATATCCCCACTTTCGGCTTCTTCGCTTCGTCCTCTAGCCGCTCGCATTCGGCCATAGCGTCTTGGATAGCGTCCTGTAACCACTCCCCGATAAGTGTGATCTGACGCCTACCACCAGGACCGTTCCAGTAAATGAGCTTGTCGCGGGTACTAACCCCGACCTCGTGTTCGTCCATCCACTTGCCACGTGTTGCCCAGTCAGTCATGTCTGCACCTCCACGATGTATTCGTCGCCCCTTAGGCCAAAGCTCGCCGCGACCGCGTTACGGGCTCGCATCTCTTGCGGTTCGCCCAGAATCGGCTGGCCGTCGTCCGACATGCCAAGCAGCGGCCTGCACTCGGGGTTCACCCGTAGCCAGTAGTCCTTGAAGCTCCCGTCCGGCTCGGGTGTCGAGTTGACGAGTTTGACCATCACGAGCGGTTCATCCTCACCCATGGGCGCCCGGTAGAGCGTACCGTAGTCGCTCGCATCCAGGACTTCGGCCTTGATGTCGAGCAGGTACCGGCCAGCCCCGTAGCGCTCGAGCATTACACGCCGCACTTCCATGTTCTCTTCCTTCGTGATCTTCTCGGCCGTGATCTGCTCCGGATTATCGATGATCCAGGGCTCAACCCGAACGCCATGGACCGCGTAGATGCCCCACCCGTCGCGGTAGCGGATGGCGGGACCGGCCTCGGAATGCAACCGCCCACGCTCGTCCCGCTCTAGCCGTTCCGGCCGATCCGTCAGGATAACAGCGCCCTTAAATGGCCACCACCATCCAGCCGAGTGAGCAACCAGCGCCAGTCCTTCGACCCTTTCGAGGTTGGGCACACCCGCACGCCGGAACGTATCGACCCAAGCAAGCCAGCCGCTCTCGTGCTGGCCGTAGACAGCGCGAGAGGCCTGATCCCTGACCTGACCCCCGACCTGATCCCTGACCTGAGCCCAGACCTGATCCCTGACCTGAGCCCCGACCTGATCCCTGACCTGAGCCCTGACCTGAGCCCAGACCTGAGCCCCGACCTGAGCCCCGACCTGATCCCTGACCTGAGCCCTGACCTGAGCCCAGACCTGAGCCCAGACCTGAGCCCCGACCTGAGCCCCGACCTGATCCCAGACCTGATCCCTGACCTGATCCCAGACCTGAGCCCAGACCTGATCCCTGACCTGAGCCCCGACCTGAGCCCAGACCTGAGCCCAGACCTGATCCCCGACCTGAGCCCAGACCTGACGCCCGACCTGATCCCTGACCTGAGCCCAGACCTGACGCCCGACCTGAGCCCAGACCTGAGCCCAGACCTGATCCCTGACCTGAGCCCCGACCTGAGCCCTGACCTGATCCCCGACCTGAGCCCAGACCTGATCCCTGACCTGAGCCCCGACCTGAGTTTTGCCGGTCGCAGATAGTAACGCCGCGCCCAAGCAACCGGCGAACGGAGAGTCTAGCCAGATAACAATCTCCGGCCTAGCTAGACCAGCCGCCTCGTAGGCGAGCATAGCACCGCGTTCCGCCTCAGCCCGGTCGGCTGGCGCCGTAAACAAGCCCACGGCCAACCACTCATCCCGGATAGCCGGTAGCGCCGCCTCGATCTCAGGCGGCAATTTCTCTATCTTCTTAGTCGGCGACATTCCGGATCTCGGCCGGCGTGTACTGGCGCTGGATGATGACCCGACCGACACCCGGCGTCACCGCAATCGACCCATGCTCCTGGTGGGTGAGCATTGAGAGCGCGTCCACTTTGAGGTAAAGCTCGCCGGGTGCTGCCTCGAGCAGCGCAACGTTCCCGTCGTCCTCGAACGAGTGGTGATGCCCGGTGACTTCGCCGCGTGCCAGAATCACACGTCCGTTCTCTGCCTTTTGTGCGACCGCGTGGGACGGCGCCTTCTTGACCGGCACAATGAGTACATCGCCCTGCCTGTACATGTCCATTTTGCTACTCCTTTAGGATGGTGGTACGGTGGGAGTGCATTCGCTTCGTGATTATTTTTCGTACTCCGATAGCTCTTCGATGTCGTCAGGTTCGCCCGTTCGATGCAGGTATTCAAGTCCGCCGTCAACCGCAACCGCGCCGCAGTAGCACTCGACGTAGTCGTGTACCGCTCGCGACTCAACGGTGTCGTCGCACCTCCGGCAGCGCGCCCGGTTGGCCTTGAGTTTCTGGCTTTTTACCCCCGCTAGCGGAACATACGGTTGTGGCTTCGGGTCGTCCGGCTCGAGGCCAGCGAGTACCGCTATCCTGCGCTTCTCGGCATCCAGAAACTCGACCCTTTTCTCAAGCTGGGCCTTCTGGTGTCTGAGTGTCGTAATCATCTCTTGGCAATCGTACAGCTGGTCCCTCAAACTATCGCACTGCTGGGCGTAGTACATGACCTTGTCTTCTTTCTGGGTGGGCATTTTTATCCCCCCATCTGCAAACTCGACCCACCCAACCCACCCCACGTAGCCGTAGCGGGAATCTCCTCCTCTGGCGGGGTTACTTCGGGTGCTTGCTTGCCACCCATCTCCCGGAGCCTTTTGAGTGTTACTTCCGGGCTCCTCCCGTAGACATAGACCGCGACCGCCAACTCCTTTAGTTGGGCGAACGTCAGCCCCTGGCTTGCTTCCGCGAGGGCCTGGGGGTCAATCGTCGGATCGTCGGCCGGTAGCGTGGCCGTGAGGTAGGCGAGTCTAGTGTCCCTACCCGGCGGCCCCACATGCAGCACCTCATCGAACCGTGAGGGCCGATCGGTCAGGCGCTTGTCCATCTTCCCCTTGAAATTCGTGGTCGCGATATGGAAGATGTTTCCCACCTGCTCCTGTCCGTCCAGGAGCTCGAGGAGGCTTCCCACCCCCTGCTTCTCGATGTCCTCCATGATCGTCACTACCGGGATCTTGGTGTCGATGCTCCGGATCTCCGACAGGACCGCCTTCAGGTACTCGTTGGGCGTCGTCGGGTCCAGGAACACCGACACACCGCCGTACTCGGTCGCAACCCGCTGTCCCACCCACCGGCAGATGACCGTCTTGCCCGTGCCGGGCCGCCCCTCGAGCAGCATCCCCCGCTTGTGGACAATCCCCATCTTGGCGTACTTGGGCCTAGCGCCCCAGAAGGTCTCAACCGTCTCAAACACCCGACCGGTTAGCGATGCCGGTGGCGCGATGATGGCGTCTGAAACCGTCTCCATCTCGGTGAGTCCCATGGTTGTCCCGAACATCCCCTTATGGACAAACACCTTGTAGGCCCCCGGTCGAATACTACGGACCACTTCACCTTGGGCTGTTGTCCACTGCTTGCCCTCTTTTAGCCAGAACTTGCTCATTTTTCCCGCCTCCCCAGTTTGTGTCGCATGTCCCATTCAGGATTCCAGGGGATTTCCGCCCCCGGTGCTTTCGCGAGTTCGACCATCTTGGCAGTCCACGCCCGATGCAAGAACTGACGCTCTTCCATGGGCATGGTCTTCCACTCCCCGTAACTTACCCCAAACTCAGACTCAACTGCCTGTAACGCCACCCGCCACCTAAACTCTACCGCCTTTTCCCTTCGTCTAGCCACCGAATCGCGCGCTTTCGCTCGCGAAGCGGCACGCCTGCGTATCTCTCGTAAACCTTTCGTCAAGGCTAGTCATCTCACTCTGAAGTAGGAATAGCTTGGTGCGTTCCGCCTCCGCCCTATCCACCACCTTGGTGAACATCTCGTCCGTCCTCACCAAGACATCTACCGCAGCCTCGGTGATCTTGGAACCCTTGGCCTCTAACTCCATCCGCTTCTTTAGGGCAATGGCCGCGTAGAGGTTATCCCGCTGCGCGCTCCACGTACCACCGTCCCCGTACCGGGCCCACAGGGGCGCTATCTTCTCGGCCAGTTCCTGCCGCTCGGCCTGTAGCGCCTCGAGCGGTTCAGCCCCCGCCGTTACTTCCAGTGCCGTCTTTGCGCTCATTGATCAACCCCTCGGTTATCCACTTGACCTTTAACGCGTCCACCGCGAACGTCGCACCCACCATCTCCCCCGGGTCCTTCTCCCGTAACCGCTCGATGACGTAGTTCGAGTCGTCGATACAGGCCCTGACCTCCTCGACGTCCTTGAGCATTTCGTCCCTCCGCCTCACCATCCCAGCGATCGCGTCACCCACGGTAATCTCAGGCAGTTCGGCCGCCATCCGGTCAAGGGTATCCCAGATGGTGGGGTCGCCCTGCGGGTCCCACGGCTTGGGCTCTTTCTTGTCCATGGGGCCTTATCTCCGTGAGAGGATTTTGTTGTACTCGATGAAGAGGCTGGTGGCTAGCGTCTGGCAGTCGATCCCATGCGCCTCCTCCTCTTTCTCGGCAAGGAACGTCTTGACCCTGACCGCCGTCTGGAAACCGGCCACCCAGACATTCCCCAGGTTCTTAAAGACCTCCTTCATGTCCTCGACATCAGCCTTGGGGTACTTGATCTCCGTGACGCCCGCGAGGTCCTTGGCCTCACCCACCGCCTGCGCCTCTCCCTCCATCTTATCGACCGCATCCAGCTGGGTGATCTTGAGCTCGGCGTATTTGGCATCGCCCCGCTTCTGCATCTCGATCACCACCTCGTGGTTCCCGGGGATCAGGGGGATCGTGTAGCGCTTCTGGGGCTCCTCGTCGTACTTCTCGTCCTTGATAACCTGGGCCCGCTTGAGCTCTTTCAGGGCCGCCCACGCCTTCCCCTTGAAGAACCCGGTGACTCGGACCTTGTTGTTGATGCCCTTGAATGCGACCCCGGGCCCGTAACCACCGTCCGGCGTCACGGCTATTTCCGTGAGTGACACCTGGACCGGTACGTTGGGATTAAGGGTCAGCTTTTGCTCTTCCATTGCTCGCCTTCCGCTTGGGTGCGGGATTGATGGTTAGGATCGTTGGCCCATAGATAGCCTGCGCTATTAGAGCCCCTGCAATCGCGTTACAAACATCCTCCTCGAGCTTCCCTTCGATGTCAACGGTCGCGTCCGCTAAGACCGAGTGTATCCACTCATGCAGCAACGCCCGCCAGTCGTCCTCCCGGGGCTGGCCCTTGTCGATCTCGATGGTGCGTTTGTCGTTGTTCCAGATGCCGTAGAGGTCGTGTCCGGCCTCGGACTTTAGATCGTTGGTCTTTAGGACCTTGATAGGCCCAATGACCGACCAGACCTTCTTGGGGATAGGGGGTAGCTTAGGCATCGGGCTCAATCGTTCGGGTGTCCGGGATCTGCTTCCATGTCCATGTGAGCTTGGGGGTGAACGCCTCAAACGCCACCCATACGTTGCCACCCGCATCAAGGGCATAGACAGCCCCGTCCTCGCCTACCGAGATTTGGACGATCCTGAGGGGCTTCATCATGCCCGGTATACCTGATCTCGATAAACAGCAATTCCGCGAGCTATGTTCACGGTCTCCACCTGAGCAGCCCCCGTATCGGTGTCAAAAGTCAGGACCACGCACCCATTAATCCAGTCCGGGTCTGGCATGTAGTCCGGGTCTAACGTGCAGGAACAGCCCGTCTCTACCCAGAAGTGGTTGGTTTCGCCGTACTTACGGTGGTAGAACTCACCCAACCTATGAACATGCCCGCTAGCCCCAGAGCGCGAGTACTTCTCCCACTCGCCCTGGGCACTTCTGGCTGACCACTTTCGCACCACATGCCCATGCTTGACAACCATCTTCGGAAGTAGCTCATGCCGGGTCTGCTCCTGGTATGGTATGAACTCCCACTTGCTCTTGTCGAGAGAGAGCAGTCGGGGCCACGTCAGCTCTCGTTTGACAACGTCCAGGGAGAGTAGAGCCTCGGCTCCGCCTTGTGCGGCCCAGAGACGTCTTCGCAGACGATCTTCGTGGTTACCCTCCAGATAGATCCGTCTGGCATAAGGTGCCAGGATTGACATGTTTCCGAGATGCGCCGCCGCGAGGTTGATCTCCGACTGGAGCGAGCCCCTGCGCGCCGGGTCCTGCTCGTAGCTCGAGAGTGAGTAGCAGTCAAGTAAGTCACCCATATGGATTAGAACGTGAGGTCGCACGGTGTCTATCACGGCTCCGATTATGGCTAACGTCTTAGGACAGGCAAACGGCCAGTGGGTATCCCCATACAGTACTGCTCTTAGAATCCCATCAGATGTTGAGGGGGGCTTGTTGGGCAACCAGCAGACGATCTGTGCCGGGTGCAAGCCCTCGAGTCCCGCGAGTCTCGCCATCTATGGTGAAAGCAAACGGTATGTCCCCCCAAACACCGGACTCCACTTGACTTCCGGGCTCTGATAGATCGCCTCGTAGCCCGCAAACACCCCAAGCCTGCCAAACTGGAGTGTACCAGCTGCGAACGGCGTTATCGTACTATTGGTTCCGATCACCCCAAGCATTATATTGAATAGCCGGGGGTGATAGCCCTGGATCTCTTTCAAGAGGGCTGTGTCCTTCTTGGCCTCGGCTGTGTAGAGGAGCCGGTAAGTCTCGGCCCTGATCTCACAGTTGGCCCACGCGCCCCGCAAAGCATTCACGTAGCCGTTGCATGCGGTCGCAACCTCTTGTGCTGTTGGTGCTTGCGTCGAATCCTTGCCCGCGAGTGCTATCGAGTCGTGGACCCAGACGGTATCATGGATGGCCGTTGCCACAGGGAGGTTGGGCTTTACCGGGACGGCCTGCTCCGCAAGAGCGAGCCGGTGCTGTATATCGGCATACAGCCGTGCGGCGGACTCTAGTTGACTTGCTTTGTCGGTTGAATCGGCCTCTACGACCTCGAGCGTATGCTGGAGGTTAAGGATCGCCGAGTCTCTGTCAGCCACGGTAGCCTTGGCCTTAGCCAATCGCTCGGCGTCCAGCTTGCCGGCGTAGGCATACCCACTCCAGAACCCGACAGCCAGGAGAAAGAGAGCCAGGTAGAACTGGGCCGGCAGGGCCTTCAAGAGACCGAGTAGCTTGGTCAAAATGCTCACGATTCCGCCCGCGTTTGGATTGGTGGCACATAACCCAAGATCCCGGGCTGGCCCAACTGGCGGCGCTTGTAATAAACGCCGTCGCCGGTACGGGTATTGGGCGCTGTGGTAGTATTGCCCTCGGTAGTGTAGAGCCGATTGTCTCCCGGGACCCGACACACGATGCCGCAGTGGTGGGCGTCAGTACCGCCATCGAAGTTGTAGAGGACAACGTCACCGGCGATCGGGCTAGTGGTCTTGAAGGTCCCCTTGGCCTTAGCCTGCTCAAGCCAAGTCCCACAAGCCCCGGCATCTGAACCCGGCACCCAAGCCCCGGCCAGCTTGTTCACCCACGACACAAACGCGGCGCACCAGGATTCGCCCAACGGTGACCCTACGGCATTCATCATCTGGTCGATCATGGGGGAGCGGTTGGAGCCGCTGGGGGTCTCAACCACCCCAATCAGCGCCATCGCGTTCTGGACCACGGCGATCCTGAGGTCGGACGTGTCCTGGGTTGACAACCAGGGAGCTATAATCATCGTCCGACTGGCACCAGTCCGCACTCCATCCGATTCTCGCTCATAACACCCTCCCGGGTTAGTCCTTAGGGTTGTTCGGTTGTTCCTGCGAATTGACGCTCGGCCAACTGCTGCTTGTACCACTCCGCGAGTCCCGCGTTCACGCCTCGTCTGATCTTGGGCCATGCGTGCGCCCAGAGCGCGTCCCGAATCATCCCGGCGCACTCCTCCTCGATGTCCCTGACCGTCTCCACCATGAGAGCCCCTATGTCCTTGGGGCTGTCCGTGATGACGCCGGCCTCCGTCAAGTGCTGCACGGCCTTGGCCCATCTAGCCGGGGTCCTCAGCTGGATGATGAGGGCGTCGTGAATGTCCCGGTTGGTGGGGTTTGCCTTCCGCCATTCCCCCTTATGAACCTCCTTGAACGCCTCCGAGACAAACTTCCCCATGAGACACTTTTTGTCGCTCCCGAAGCGTTTGTAGTTCTTGATGACCACCCCTTCCACCTTCTGACCGCCGAGACAGGACTCCCGGTTAAGCAGGTCGTTGAGCATCCCCAAGTTGTCCAGCTTCCCCTCGACCATGGTCGGCACCATCTCGAGCCCCAAGACCTCGGACTCTTTAGCGATCCCCCGGGGCCTGGCGTAGTCCTCATAGCCCGCGTCCACGTCGAACAGAATCAGATGGCTGGTCGGTATTCGGTCATAGGCCAGGACGTTGTGCTTGGGCTTCTGTAGATACTCACAGCGGTAGGTATAGCCAGGGACCATCCGGTCTTTGAGGGAGAGGACAACATCCACAGCAGCCTTGAACATCTTTTCCGGCGCATCGGGGACGATCACCGACCCCTTGGACCGTATTTGGATCTCACCATCTGGCGTGAGCCGGAAAGAGAACTGCGATCCGTCCACCTTCTCCTGCACCACAACGTCATCGTATAGCAGTTCTGCTATGTCTGGGTGCCCAAGAGCGTAGACCTTGGGATAGCCCCTGATCTCGTCTGTCATTGGATGTCCCTAAAGAAGAACTGGAAAACGTCTCTCGAGCATTGCACTGCGCCAAATGGCGCTCCGGAAAGCGCCAGATTGTTGATGTCCATCTTCGTGGGTGAGCAGTTCGGTACGCCTTGGAACCGTGGGTGGGTATGGATCGGGGGCGATCCGGTCGGGCACTCAAAAGCCACCCGGTACTTCTCAGCGGTAGTCGTCCTGGGCGACCGTTCTACACCATAGACCATATCTATGGTGTCTACCACCGTGGTGTCGCGGTAGGGGGACGAGGTCCAGAGCACCGTACAAAACCCATGCTCTAGCCCGGTCGCTGAGTCTTGGTCCCACCAGTTGGCTAGGGACTCGGCCGCAGGGTGACCCATGATCGCGACGTTAACTACCCGTGAGTGGATAGGGGTTGACCGGGCAGACACGATCATCAGGGTCAGCCCGAACATGGCAAGAGCCAGGGGCAAGCCCAACCCTCTCTTCATCGCCTAGACTCGCGTCGAGCTCTCATCCACCCTCCCTGTAATCTGATGGTTGCGTTTGCCGCCGCAGAAGTATACACTGCCGTCACGCAGAACGCCATAGCGGGTTTTACTCACTCGGTATCTACGTAAGTGAAAATCCTCGGCCAAATCCTCGCCTGGGCATTCGTGGGCGGGGGCGTCCTCATACTCCTCGGCTGGCTCATCACCTACCTCATCGGCAAATGAACTGTTGCATGAATACTACAGTTTGTAACGGGACTGTAACGAAGCGATTTTGGCACTTGACAAGTTTCTGGCCCGGGCACATACTACCCAGCAATTGGAAGTGTGCTGACCGGAGGGGGGTCTTAGGGGGGAGTACTACACCTTGATCCTCTCACGTGAAGAAAAAGTAGAAAGCGTAGACTACTTAAGCGCGCTTTTGGCGCTTTTGGACGACGTTCGGCAGCACTCGGGCTACTGGACCGCCCGCTGCCCCGCGCATGAGGACAAGCGCGCAAGTCTAAGCGTAGCAAGGGGTTCCAAGGTTCCGGTCCTTCTAAAATGTCACGCCGGATGCAGCTACGATGACGTGATTTTTGCGCTAGAAGGCCAAGGTTTGGACGGAATAAACATCCGTAGGAGTTCCAGGCCGGCGGATGGTGACGACGGAAAAGCCGAAACAAATTCATCCGTTTACCCCTACACGGACGACAACGGGGAGGTCTTGTATGAGATCGTTCGGGCTTACCCCAAGGATTTCTTCCGTCGGCGTCCAGACGATATGCCGGTTCAGGGGTTCCCCCACACACTCTACAGAAGGCCCGCTCTGGCTGAAGCGAGATCGCTTGGCGCAAGGGTCTACATCGTCGAAGGGGAAAAGGATGCCGATGCGCTCCACTACCGGAATCGTTACGCAACTACGCTTTCGGGCGGCGCGGCGGCACCGTGGAAGCCTGAATACCTACCACTGCTGGAAGGTACGGAAGTTGTCATCTTGCCGGACAACGATGAGCCCGGCCAGAAGCACGCTCAAAAGCTCCGCGAGGCAATACCTGGCTCGAGGATTGTCGATCTCCCGGGTCTACCTCCGAAGGGCGATGTATCGGACTGGCTCAAGGCTGGCCATACTGTGGGAGAGCTCGACGCGCTTGTTGACAAGGGTCGGATAGTACGCATACTATCTAGGGATCTTGGTCGATCCACTGGCTCGGAGAACAAGCAACCCGTAAAGGCTATACCTACACCATTTGAGGAGTGGAACAACGCATGCCTGGGATTCGGGGGAAGAGAGGGGATAGCTCTCGGCTGGCACGTCGTCATAGCCGGCCTGTCCGGGAACGGGAAAAGCAAACTAGCCCGGAACATGGCGAAAGAGGGCTTAACGAATGGGTACTCGGTTGGCTACGTGTGCCTCGAGGGCTCGATCCGGGACCTCATAACCGATTTGTACTGCATGGGGAAGGAGACGGAGGGCACACTCCACCCTGGACGACGGTTTTCCTCCCTCAAATGGGAAGAGTGCATGAATGCCTTCCATGGGGAGATCGGTCAGGCGAAGTTCCTGATGAGCGAGAACGCTCGGGAGCTCCCCCAGCTGCTCCGGGCCATGAACGAAATGGCGGACTCGGGGGTCGGTATGATCATCGTGGACTATCTCCAGCTGGTGAGGGACCCGAGTGCTAGCGACCCCTACCAGGAAGTCAGGTCGGTCTCAAACGCCATAGTCCAGTTCGCCGTCCTCCGGAACATAGCCACGGTTGCGGTCTCACAGTTCAATCGTAATGCAGCTAGCACGGGTCTAACCATTCACGGACTCTCGGGCGGGTCCGCCATCGAAAACGACGCTGACCAGGTGGTGATAATTGATAACAGCAAGGCGAATCGCTCCCCCGGACTCACGGAAGGTGGAGCCCTCAAACTCGCCAAAAACCGACACGGGCCGATTAAGGAGATACCCGTCACTTGGGATTGGCGAAGACTTACCGTTCGGGAGCCCCCGACTGTCTCCTTCGGTCGCTACGAGGTCTAGGCAACTTGCCAAGATAGACGATGCCATCCAATGGTTCGTCCCCTTCGCGGTCGTCATCCTTGTCGTCTTCGTGGCTCGAGCGAGCTACACGGCCGGCCTCAGGATGGGGAGATGCCAGGCCCACCACACCAGAATCGCCTCCTGTGAGCAACCCTAGGGAAATCGCTTGGTGGGGGACAGTCATGGGCTCCCCAGCCACCAAGAAGAACAGCGCCAGGATAGTGATTGCCCACAACAGGCGCATCGTGATTCCGAGCAAGAGGTACATGGACTGGGAGCAGGCCGCACTGCTCCAGATAAGGGGGGTTGCGCCGAGACTATCTGTCCCCTTATCTTGTCAGGCGAACATATACCGAAGTAGGCTAAGTGGTGATGCTGTGAACTTTTACCAAGCCATCGGCGATATGCTCGAGAAGGCGCATGTGGTAGATGACGACAAATGGATTGTGGACTGGGACGGTACCCGGTTACTGCACGACAAGGTTAACCCCAGAGTGGAGATAGTACTGTATGTGGTTTAGGCGAAGCACGACCAACGTGGCGATCGAAAGGCTCGAGGAGACGGTGCGGGCGGTGGTAGAGAAGGTCTTAGTCAACGCCACCACGGACACCAACGCGGCAATTCGGGACTTGGGTACAGCTGTCAAGCTCAAGCAGGAGATTGAGACCCTCAAGATCGAGAAGGGGCGGAAGGAGGAGGAGTTCGCCCGGAAAGAGCGCGAGGTTGAGCACAAGGTGGGCTTGGAGCGGAAGCGCCAGGAGTTTGAGGTCGCATCGGCCAAGCGAGAGGCCATTCTCTCGGTAAGGGAAGAGAACCTGAAGGCCGACCGCTCACGGTTTGAGGAGCAGATGAAGTTCCATACCGACCGGATGACTCAGGAGGTTGGGTACCTGAAGGAGCTCGTGGCCGATATGTCCAAGCGACTCCCGAGCGCCGAGTTCCTGGTCGAGGCCAGTATCCCTAAGCGCCGGGGTAGGTAGGGGATGGGGAACTTCACCAATTCGATTCTGGGCCCCGGCAACTGGTCTTGGGGTGGTGGTAACTGGGGTGGCGCTGGCGGTGGTGTCGTCACCCTCGGCAGCTACGGTCCATCTGGAGCGCAGGGGCTACAGGGGGCCAACATGATGAGTAATCCGTTCATGGGTGATCTGTACCACGCGCCAAAGATCCGTATCGACTCCGCGCCCCCCGAGAGCGACAACATGACCTGGCTGGAAGATCGCATCAACGAAATCAGAGCGAGGGACCTGTTCAAATGCTAAAGAAGAGCGATGCGGGGCTGTTCGTGGGGGCCATTGTGGCCACGGCCCTACTACTCTCGGTATTCGGATGTGAAGACGACCGCACCAAGACGATCGTGGGTCCGGTTCGCTGGGATACGCTTAGGGTCTCTGTCCCGGATACGATCCCGGGCAAGCCCGATACCGTCTACGTCGATAGGGACTCGGCGAAGGACCATCACCACGATCGGTAGTGAGGAGACGCTACTCGAGGAAGTACAGCCTCACGCCAGAGCAGTACCTGCGGATTCGGAAGGCGAGCAATCACCCGGCCATACGGAAGGCGGTTAGTGACCGTCTCCAGGCCCAGGCGAGGAACCCGGACCAATGTATCTGTATGCGCGATCCCTTGTGGGACCCGGCCGAAGCTATGCCGGCCGAGATAAGGCGCATGTTCGGCGTTCTCACGACCAAAGAGGTGCCAGTACACATGTCGAGTTGTCCTCATTCAGAGCTCCGGTTTACTACCCAAAGACCGAAGAGGAAGTGGACAAAGCGCCCGCGTTAACCTGGCCTGAGTACGTGGCTAGGCTGGCTCCGTGGGTAAGGGAGCTCTTGGACGACGCTGACGAGAAGTGGTATTACGCCAGCTACCTACCCGCGATCAGGGAGCGTCTCGAGGCCAAAGAGCGTAGGGCCAAGAGGCTTGAATCTCGTAAGTAATTGTGGTATATTACAATGCAGGGAGTAGAGGGGCCATATAGTACCACCCCGAGGCCGTTAGGGCAGGGTGGGTCGAAGTGAAGCGCGGCCGACCAATGCGTCGGGGTAGCCGTCTCAGGCGATCTAATCCCGCGAGACAGGTCAGGCGGAAGGCCAGGTACAAGTCTTTCCTATCGTCCGGGGTATGGAAGGAATTGAGACGCCAGGCTATTAGCAGAGCCAATGGCAGGTGTGAGCGATGCGGACTCTTGGCCAATCGCTTTGAGGTCCACCATAGGACCTATGCGCGGTTTGGCGGCAGCGAGCTCCCCGAAGATCTAGAAGCCCTCTGCCGCCAGTGCCACCGTCTACATCACGGACTAACGCGACTCAGCTAGCGCGTACTTGTTGATGCGTTCTATCTCTGCCGCTGCGTGGTTTGCTGCGTGCTCGAGGTAGGCCAGTAGGGCAAAGAGTTCGTCCTTCTGGCGTTCTGTGTCGCCCCGCCTACCTGCGTGTGCAGCCTGGATATAGGCGTCTCGAGCTTTGCCGATACAGCCCTTGATCTCGATCACAGCCGATTCCTCACGTATTCGACCGCCTGAGCGTGACCAAGTTCGGCTTCCTCCCATGTCTTATAGCGTTCCTGGTAGGTGTCGAATTGGTTGGGTGACTTGTCCGACCGAAAGACCATGGTCTCGAAGAGGATGGGCCCAGCCCGGCCAGTGTGATCATGGTCCAGCCCCAGGAACACGGTAGAGACAAGGAACCCGCCAACCTCAGAACGATCTACCACACGGCCGCCCTTGTGTGTCTCCATCCACTTGGCCCAGTCAACCGGGTCCTCGACGGGGATGGGTGTATGGCTGTCGTCCAGCTTGTAGAATAGGGCGTGAGTGAGTGTCGGCATTGGCTTTAGCTCACCGTTTGGGGGTCCATACTAACCGGCTTTAGGGCATTGCCACCACCCAGGGACGGCTCGAGCAATGCCCGGCCGGCCGCCATGAGAAGCCCGGCCGCCTCCATATGATTGTCAGGATCAGCGGTTAGACCATTCACGCGAGTCGAAAAGCCCTTCTCGTTTGCCGTAATGAGGATGGCCAGAAACATGTCAGGCATCTTCCTAGCTTGTTCTCTTGCCATCTCGCCGAGCTCTTGCGACACGACATACTTGTCTTTGACGGGGTCGATATTCCGGATGCTCGAGGAAGTGATGCCCTTGCCGCCGATGAGCATTGAGGGTAGTCCTGGCTCCTTGCGCGCCCGCCGCTCACGTTTGGCAAGCCATAGGGCAGCAATCGCCGTGACTTTCACAACAGCCCAGAGAAAAGCGAACGATGCGAGGATGGCGAGTAGGCTAAACATGTTAGTCGGCCCTCTTTGGTGGTTGGTAGGTCTTCGTGGTGATTTCGCGGATTGCTCGCTCACGGTCAACATACGCTGTGATACTGGCTGTACTGATCTCCCACTCTCCCCCAGTCTCACGTCGTGCCTCAAGATCGCCCTTATAGACACGATGCATGACTGAGGACCAGCCCATGCCTAGGGCCCGTGCAGCTTCCGATACCGGCACCCAGGCATATGGGGTTGTGTCCTGCTCTGTAGGGTTTCTCATATGGGTAATTCTACTCAGTGTTGTGTGTGACGGTCAAGGGTTCCTGTAACGCTTTGATCCGTGCCTCTGCTACTCTAGCCTTGTCCAGCCAATAGCGCTCGAGACTGCCGGACTTCTCCCAGCGAGACCTAAACGCCCGTAGCTTGCACTGCTCGGCAGTCTTTCGTAGTCGGCTGATTGTTCCCTTGCGTCGGTCGTCGTCAGTCAGCTTGTACACTAGATCCTCGAGGTTGGGTTTTAGACTTCGGCACGGTGTGTCACTTGTACACCGCGATCCCACGGTTATAGAAACTGCCGATGTCATAGCCGGGCAACATGTCGGTAGGGCGAAGGATGTAGAGGGCGGCGCCTCTAGGGTCACCCTGAACGTATGCGGTAAGCGTCGGATATTTGGCCATGATTTTGGCCAAACGCCTGCGGGCGCCCGTCTCACGGTCGGCTATCGGGTACCGTCGATACATGCCGGGCGACGCGTTCAACCAGAACGTTTTGCCGGTGTCGTCGTCGCGCTCAATACAACCCGTACCGTCGCCGCACTCTAATTCGTGCCAGCGGTGTAGGGTCATGGCAATGCGACGGAGCGCAGTGGCGTCGTCGTAGTCAATGCCCAAACGGGTCAGCATGACGACCGATTCAGGAATGGCGGTAGCGCGCGTAGATTTCGCGCGTGACTGCGTCGGCGCTCTTTTCATCGCATGATTGCTCATGGCGCTATTTCTCCGTCTTTGAGTGTGGACGGCAGATGCTGATACGGTACCAACCTCGGCTGAACTGCGATTCCTGGTTTACTTCGACGACGGCGTTGTGTTTCGCGCACTCGGCCTCAGCGTAAACCGTCGCGTCATGGTCATCCTTCGCTTCAATCATGTGGTCCTGTAGTGAGATTGGTCCCGACTTATAGGCTATGAGAAACTTGGCCATTTTCCTATCCTCAGTTAGTGGGTTTTGACGGTCGTGAACATGCCATTGAGCTCGAGCGCCCGCGCCCATTGCTCGGCGTGCCACCTTGTCGCGCAGGTGCGGCCCAATGAGGCTACGCGAATTGTTCTCGCCTTGTCCCGGTATACTCTCACTATCCACATGGTGTCAGTCTCCGTGCTAGTGGTTGTTTTAGTGGTGGTCTACACACACTGTGTAATGCACAGTACATGCCACTGTGTTGACTGGCAATAGGACGACCCAACCCCTGCTAGTGTTGCGGCGCTGCCACCACAAAGTGCTGCAATTTGCCAACAATCGTGCAAATCACCGGAAAAATGTCCGACGACAAGCAAAGCGAAAGGTCTAACCCCGGTAGAAACGGAAACAAGCTGAGGGTAGGCAACCCGGGCAACAAGGGTGGCACTGGTAGACCCCGGAACGAGTTTAAGCAATTCTGCGAGGACTTGCTAAGGCAACCCAATGTCCAGTCAACGTTAGAAAGGGTACTGACTGATCCCGACTCACGGAATTACGGCCATGCCCTCAAGTACGCCACAGCATACGGCCAAGGACTACCAACAGAACATGTCAGCATTACAAGTACAGCAAGGGTAGTCCATACTATACAGTTACCCCCAATAGGTGCAGAGATACCAGAACAGATACCAGAGGCACAGATAGAGGCACTACCAAGCCATGGTGACGCACTAGCCATGACTGATCAGGGTCCGGATTTTACCGAGGTAGCCTAGATCAGTACACACGCATATGTTACTGCTAAGCTGTTCAGTGGCAATGACTTAGCACGCATTACTGTTGGGAATGATCGTTCTCACAAGTAATGCCAGGCCCGAAGCGTACCCGAAGCTGGCGAGCTCGAGTAGGGTTTCGGCAGCCGTATCCCGGTCGTTTCCGGTATCTAAGCATAGTTCGCGACGGGGATACGTGCGCGGGTTAACTCTAATTCTAGGGGCTTACCCAGTAGGAAGTGTCAAAAAACACGGGAAAACACTTTTTAGGAGAACGGAAGAAATGGCTGTAGACATCACGGTAACGCGGATCAGGGACGGGATGGCGGTATTGACGGGTGAGCGGGAGCTTGGTGGGCCTCCGTACTACACGACTGTGTCCTTCCACGGGATTCCGGCAGCTGACCAGGCGGCCCATTTCGCGTATCACGCCCAGGCGAGCCTTGGGATCAGTGGTACGAGGATCAACATCCTGGACGACGGGGCGACCTCACGGGTAGTGAGTTTCAAGGTCCCTGGCGGGGAGTAGGATTCCTTCGGGGTAACTGCTTGGGAATTTGGGTCTTGCGTGCGTGGGGATTGTGGGGTATATTACATGAGGAGTGGTATCGATCAGAGAAACCCGCTGCTCTCGGCCCTCCCCACCCGGAAGAGAGCTCCCCGGTTTGCCCCGGCGCCTTCTCTATCCCGCGACCCGGTCTAACAAAGCGGAAACCGAAGGGCCCCGATAAAGGGCCCTTCGTCACACCCCCCTCCTTGGCCTCTGGCCGATTTGGCAAGGCACCTCCCTGTTAAGGAGGATCATGGTGGTTCGATCCCACCGGGGCCAGTTCACCATTACTAGAGATTGCCATGGGCTTCTTCCAGAAGGTGCGGAAGGTATTTGCTGTACTTCATGACCTGCCCGAACACTTGCGGGATGTGGAGCTCAGGGCGAACCTCCAGCTATACAGCATCAAGCGCCGGCTCGAGGAGCTAGAGCGGGCTATCAAACCCAACGACACCACACCGAAGCAATAATGGCCAACCTTACACTCAAGCCCAACACCGAGTCTCGGCTCAAGACGACCGCGACTACCTTTCCGGGCACTACCCCGAACGGGGAGAACAAGACCCCGGGTACCGGTGGGGTCGAGACGGCCTCCAAGGGATCGCTGGGCAAGGCGATCGGTGGGGCCCTTGGTTACCGGAACGGCAAGCAGAACGAGTCATGGCCAATGCCCAAGCCTGGTGTCCACGACATGACCTCTCACACAAAGGGTGTAACGAGTGCCCATGCCCATTCCGCGTTCGCTCCTAGCAAGAGGTTTGGCAAGTACTCGGGGTCGGACGGCCCTACAGCGCCTCGCGGCGGCGTTCCAAGACACAAGGGAGGGCTGGTCGGAGCCCCCGGAGTCGGGGGCATCAAGGGAGCCGACGGATCAAAAGCGCTTAGTTCCATCGGACGGTCAGTTCCCGGGATTCCTCCCAAGACCGGAACCGCACTTCCCAAGGGATTTTACCCATTCAAGTAGTTCGGACAACCAACAGACAGAGACAGACGACAATGGCTAAGAAAGGCGGACGGGACGTGGTTCCTCATCAGGGCGGGAAGGATAGCGGCTCCAAGCGGGCACCCGATCTTTCCGAGTTCAAGGGTTCCAAGGGTTACGGCGACAACAACGACGAGTTGGGCGGCGATAACGCGGCCTGCCTCCCCCAGGAGCATGAGCTCCCAGAGCTCCACCAGAACTACCACATGGGCCATCACATCGACGGCCACCACGGCGGATCAGCCTTCCCGGGTCACTTCTCGTCCGGCGAAGAGGACTAGGGAATCCCGATGCCCCACGGTAGCCCCCCAGACTACAAGAACCCGAGCCTCACCAAGGACCGCACCTTTGTAACGAAGGGCGAGCTTCGGGTGCAGCTACAGAAGCACGCCGAGATCCAGACCCGGCTACTCAAGGACTCACTCTCGGAAATGGTCCAGATGCTCCTAATGACAGGCGTCTTGACGGAAGCGATGCTCGAGCGGGCGGTTACGACCGCCCAAGCCGCAGCCGAGGCGCAGGCCGAGACGAGGGCCGAGGCGATCGGCACCCAGTCTCACGCGATTCAGGTCGATATGGCCCGGCACGACGATGCAGTCAAGGCCGCCAAGCCCAAGATCGAGATAGTTCACTAGGAAATGAAGGGGTTGACGCTTGAGCCTGTGGGGTCGCCTGCTTGGTATCCGGACCCTTACGAGGTTCCGTGGGGCTTTAAGCAGAGCGATGTTAATCTTCCTCCTCAGAGCGTCACATCCAAAGACCCCCAAGAAGCACCTCGGCGCAGTTATCCTAAACATGCGAAGAAGAAAGGTCAGCGCCGGAAGCGAACGCGGGGATAACTGGGAGTGCTGCGACCAGTGCGGCGGCGATCACAGGCCCCACCCGGACGACTGCTGGCTACTCCTCTCGAGAATGCTCTACCACCAGGGCTGGCGGTTCCCGAAGCCCCGACCCCCAATGCCACCCCGTGAAAA